TTATATATTTGTTGTGATTACAATAAATATATTTATAAATATACGATAAATGGTTTGATTATAATTGGATACTCGTTTATTTTTTAAGGATTTTGTGCCGTTTTAAATGTGCGAGGGTGTAAAACAAAAAAGATTAGTATCTTTGTTGTTTTATTTGCTCCTTCCAGGAATCTAACCTGGGTTGTCTGAATCAGAACCAGACGTGATAACTGACTACACTAAAAGAGCAAAAAAATAAGTTTTAAAGTGTCTTGTCACTGTTGCTTCCGACGAGGTTCGAACTCGTGACTTTTGCGTAACATATGTTGTTGCTAATGTGGGGTCGATACCACTCTTGCATACTTGTAACAGTATAAGCACAACGCTCTAACCAGCTGAGCTACGGAAGCATTGTTTTATCTCTCTCTATATTGTATTTACTTGATAGTCGTAAATACCCAACCAGTATTGTGAACCGTTTTTCACAATACAACTTAGCACACACCCTTCCCGATATAATTACTATATTATTCTTTATATGCTTTTACATATATTAATATAGTATTGTCGGTCTTCGTATTCGAAGTAAAATAATTTTTAAATGTTTTCAACCTTAAATCCTGTGATTATAGGATTATTCTTCTTAAATATTTCACGCCCCATTTTCTTATAGTCAAAATCGCAATTATGACCATTTTCGCTATATTTCGTTCGAGGAATACGGCATATATCACAAAATACATTGGGTATGTTATCTGCATTTACACATCTACACGCAATTCCAGTATACCCCAGTTTTTTATTACAGCAAGCACAGTATTGTTTTATCATCTTTTATATTTTGATATATTTGTTTACCTATTATAAATATATCATTTTTTTTTAATACATTTATTTGTTCAATCTAAATATAAACCGTTGTGATGAATTGTAGTATGTGACAATTATAAGTATAGTTTACTACACCACATTCTCTAAATCGACTTTAGATAAGCATTACACTTGTCAAATAATAAAGATACGCTATTCTCATTAGAGTCGTTTATAAACTCGTTTGGTCTTATTTCATTGTTCTCTTTAAACCAACACAAAATAGCCGGAATGCCGTTTACGATTCGCTTAGTTTTGAGACTAGCATATACTTCAAAACAGTCATCAATGTCTATTTCTATAATGTTAACAGAATTCCCCCAAGTTTTTATTAAATCTATCATTTTTTTATTAGCAACACCTTTTATTTTATTACAAGGACCACACCAAGTAGCTCCCATTTTTACAACTAATAACCCTGTATTATTATTAATTAATGTCTGTAGTCCAGCGATTCCGTTAATCTCACCTTCAAATGTTGTCATTTATTATAAATAGAATATAATATTTATATTGTTTCGTATTTTAAAAAAAATTAAGATAATATACATATATAAATGACAGGTTCTCAACATAACTTGGATATAAGTAAATATAATTTCGATGAAATACTCGAGTTGTTTGGTATAGATTATAATATGAATGCGGATGATATGAAGCGTTCTAAGAAAAAGGTTCTCATGACACACCCAGATAAGTCACGATTAGACCCCAGCTATTTTTTATTTTATAAAAGGGCATATGAGTTTGTAGTAAATTATTACAATGAAAAGATTAAACATGAAGAACGTACAGACCGAAAAAATACGTCATATACACCTTTAGAGAACAAGGATGTAGGAAAAGAACAGGTTTCGTGTGTTATAGGTAAAATGAATAAAAAAGATTTCAACTCAACCTTCAATGATTTATTCGAAACCAATATGTCTGTAAAACCAGACGATAGTCGAAACGATTGGTTTCGAAATGGGGATGCTCAATACTCCAAGGTTTCTAATATAACGAAGGATAGCATGGGTAAAGCATTTGATAGTGTGAAACAACAACAAAGCTCTCTGGTTCGTCATACTAGCGTCCAAATGCTGAATAGCAGTAACGGAACAACATTATATGGTAATTCAGATGATGATTACGTAACGTCAGACCCATTTAGTAAACTAAAATATGACGACTTGCGAAGAGTACACAAGGACCAGACTGTGTTTTCTGTGAGTGAGAATGACTACGATAGTGTTAAAAAATATAAATCTACAGACGATCTGGCACAAGAAAGAGGACGTCAAGATATTACACCATTGTCGTCTAAGGAGTCTGAAGATATAATCAAGCGACAACAAAGAGAACACGAACAATTTATATTGCGAAAACAACACGAATCAAATATAAAGTCAATTGAATATGAGAAAAAAAACAAAAATGTTATAGGTAGATTCCTACAATTACAAAGATAGTGTTGGGTCATCTTGTGATTGATGTATAATTTCGTATTTTGTAATTTGGGACCGCAAAAAAATCATTTCCTGTTCTAGATTATCTGTCCTAATAAGCAGTGTCTGAATTTGGACATTTAATTCATTTGTATTGTCATTATCTGTCTGAACAGATATATCTTTTACGCCCGTTATAATAGAATGTTTAATAACTTGGTTTTTAATCGACAATTCCACTGGTGGTTTAGGCATCTCTAGTTCACGTTCTCGTAATTGCTGTTGTATAAGTTCTTCTATATTTTGTATTTTATCGTCGTCTAGTTTTTCCTTGAAATTAGGTTCCTGCGGAATGATACGTTTGTGCATATCGTCATAATTATTTTGGAGATTATCGTAATTGCTCTGATATGACGTGGATTTTGGTTCTAATCTATCGTTTATTGATTCGATAAACGTAGGTTCTCTTGTAATACGTCCTTTCAAACTATGAATCATAAATCTTAATGTTGATTTATTAAGTTCTAATAAGTCGTTATTGTCCAGTTTTTTGTTGATGTTCTCGCTATATATATTACCAATAATCTCACGAAACCAAATCGGTTGTTGTTCCGTTGTAAGTGTACTGTTAAAAAGAGAATTTTTTTGTATGGTTCTCCATAACATTTCTTGATTCGAAGCAGTTATAAAGAAAGACATTTGATGACTATCACCATTATTTGTTTAATATTATATTTATATTTAATATAATATTCACCAATGATTTACGTAAAAGTAAATAGAACTTACAAATAAGAATACAGCCAGTAAACGATATATGATACGTTCACTAATATAATTATAAACAACTAGATGAGAACCCCACCATATACCAAATAAACTACCAACAATAACTATAGTTGTTGGTATCCAGTCTATATGTTCTCGATAATTAACAACTCCAGCAATTGATTGTGGTAAAAGTTGCATCACCATTATAACTGCTATAGCCTCCTTGATTCCCAAACCAGTAAGTGATAATAGAGGTACAGTTACAAGTCCAGCACCCATACCAATAATTCCCATAGACAAACCTGCTAATACACCTATAATTGCATATACAATGTATATCAACATAATATGCTAGTATATTATCATATTATATTTAGATTCCACATATCACGTTTGTTTCAATAGAGTTTATACAATGATATTATAATAATACATACAGCTTATGTTGAGATGGCGACATTTCTACCTTCGTCTAACCTTTTAACTTCGTCTAATATCATTTCTTTGTTTCCGTTTTCTGCATTTTCATTTTTAACGACTAAATTAAATGTATCATAATCTAAACCGGGTGGTAAAACATTTGGTATTTCTGGAAGTTTTAAGTTTGAAAATTTTTCCTTCATATTTCCATATCTTTTTCCAAATTTGTTCGTTATCACACCCATACCAATATTTGGCAAAAATGTAGGCGCCTTACTCAAATTACGTGCAATATTGGCGTCTGGTTTCATAGCATTCATTAATTCATTGTTTAAAGAAAAATAACGATTCAACCATTTATTTGTCATTACCATATTAGCATTAAATAATTTAATTATAGAATTATCAAGTTCTGTATTTTTTTTATTGTTTGTAGCATTTAATGTATTGCCAATAGTATCGTTCATATGTTTCGTTTTGTTTAATTCGCTAATAAATTTATTAAATTTGCTATAAAAATTATCACCTATTTTGTTATTTAATTCATTAAATGATTTAATTATAGAATTATCAAGTTCTGTATTTTTTTTATTGTTTATATTATCCAATGCGTTACCAATAACATCATTCATGTGTTTCGTTTCGTTTATTTCGCTAATAAATTTATTAAATTTGCTATAAAAATTATCACCTATTTTGTTATTTAATTCGTTAAATGATTTAATTATAGAATTATCAAGTTCTGTATTTTTTTTATTGTTTATATTATCCAATGCGTTACCAATAAAATCATTCGTGCGTTTCGTTTCGTTTATTTCGCTAATAAATTTACTATAAAAATTATCACCTATTTTGTTATTTAAATCATTAAATGATTTAATTATAGAATTATCAAGTTCTGTATTTTTTTTATTGTTCATACTATCCAATGCGTTACCAATAACATCATTCACGCGTTTCGTTTCGTTTAATTCGCCAATAAATTTATTAAGTTTACTATAAAAATCCTTACCTATTTTATTATTCAAATCATTAAATGACTTGATTACGACGTTATTCAATTTACTTTTTTTTTGTTTAATGTCTTCCATTGTACTTTTAATGTGTTCCATTATACTTTTAATATTTTCGAATGGGTCATTTTCTATATTGACATCTATTTCATTAAGTTTAATCCCTTCTGCCATTTAATAGTGTATTATCTATATACTATTAAGATTAAAAATCGTATACGTTATTATAATTGTGGTATATAACTAAACGTGCCATTATCGTAAATAGTAGCATTAAATGTGCTATTGTATCCTTCTACAAATATTTGCTCTCCGTTCATGATCGAATCGCAACCATATTCAGAAGTACAACTTTTACCCTTAACGCTTACAGGTAATTTAGTATTCACCATACCCGTATTAGAAATAGTATAATATTGCCATTTATCACGACCCGCTATATGTCTGCGACCCATTAAGGGTAATATGAGGGTTTCTGGGCCACTATTAGTTAAAATACCAATCTGCGAATAACTACTTGTGATACCACGTGTTTCTATATTGACTGGCACCTGTATAGGCGGAGGAACGCCACGTATATCACTTGAATCACCGCGGAAATAATATCCATCGTTTTTCAACGGGGGTGTATATGGGTCGTTTAATATGTCACCACGAGTAGTGGCTCCAATGATACTTGATTGCTGAATAATACGCGTCTTAATCCGTTGTTTTTTGGATTGTCCTTGACACATATATTGATTATAAAATATAGTTGATAGAAGAATAAAGATAGCGACTAAAACAAACAAAGTCATATTTTCAATACAAATAACACCCGGAACACATTTCCTAGGCATATGATTATATAATACACAAAGATATAATCATAAATTATGAATAGTATTTTGGAAATGGTGCTATTCCACCAATATCGAAACATTTATCGTATATTTTAAATGGCAATTTTAATTTGCTGTCGATAAATTTTATTGCAATCTGTATTAAATTGGTATTTTTATACAAGTTTTTCTTATTATCCCTAGTAATTTTAATATCTCCTACAAATGGATAACCTAATTCGTTCCCTATATAAACTGCTGGTTTTAAAATAACGCTTAGTATTACATCAATGATTATATATTGTAAACATAACATTAACGAATTTAGAATCCAAAACCCAAAACATAATGGTGCAGCAAAAAAATACTTAGTGAGTAAAACAAATGTTTCGGCACACCACTTGAATACCAATTGTAGGAATATTGCGAAACATATAATGGTCCGTATACCGTCATTAATCCCTGTAAAAGGTTTAAGAATTGATTTTTTTAACAAATTTATAGGTATCAGAAAAAAATCTGTTACAGCTTTTGTTATTTTTTTCACCACCTTATTTACTGCCTTCGCTACTGCCTTCGCTATTGCATTCAATGGTCCCCCCTTTTTTGCTACCTTCTTTACTACATTTACTGTCTTATTTGCTGTCCTCTTTACTTTATTTTTTGCCTTCTTAAACGCTTTCTTAAATGATTTAAAATCCTCAATAAAACCATCGTCTTGTTTTGATTTATATTGTTTTTTACCAGGCATATGATTGATTATATTATCTATATTATTACAATATTAAAATTGCATGATAATCACATTTATTTGTATTTTGGAATTTTCAAATTCCATTTCGGGAAAGGTTCTAGTCCATTGAAACTATAGCATGTTAAAATTACCTTTGGCATAGCATAATTATATAGTTTTTGCGCTGTAAAATTAGATTTAAATTTTCTAATTTCTCTATTATTTATAGGTATACGTATAGGATAACCCAAAGCTTCACCTAATGCTTTACTTGGCCATAAAATCATAATTAATAATATATCAAAAACAATAAATAAAATAAATTCGATAAATACGTGTAATATATAAAAAAAGAAACAAAAGGGCATAGCAATACTCAGTTTAATAATTGCGGTTACTGCTAGACCTGTCCATTTAAAAACATTAACTACATAGCCAATTAAACATATAATAAATTCGACGACGTCGAGAATATAATTTACAGGGTTTGTAATAAAACTAAACATTCCCATAGTCCTACTCTATATTATATAAGGAAATTATAATATAGACTTCTAATTGAACATTCCAATAACTCTCTCCATTTTCCCAATAAGTGGTTCTAGTGACTTAAGACCCTCAATAGTTTTCAATGTTTCAGGATCACTTAATTGTTCTAGTGTCTTCTTATACTCTTCGGGTAATTTGTCAGTTTTCATGTCTGTTGTTTTTTTTTTATCGGTCTTTTTTTTATCCGTTTTATCCGTTTTATCCGTTTTGTCTGTTTCATCTGTTTCATCTGTTTTATCCGCTTTGTCAGTTTCATCTGTTTTGTCTGTTTCTTCAGTATTTCCTTCTTCAAAACCCTCTTTCAATACAATGCCTCTGCCGAGATGATAAATGTTGGTTATCGCTAAAGCTGTAATTAATACAACTGTCATGTTTCTAGAGAACATCGAAGCAACATAAGCGACCACAACGAAAACAATAATATTACTATTTGCACCACTAGAAACTAAATACAACAAATCAGTAATTACAGCAATTAATACAATGTATAACAAATATACATTATTGAGTATTTTTTTCGAATTTTGATTTAACAAACGCGCTTGTGCGTTTTTTAATCCATTTGACAACCTACTTTTCGACATTATATATAGTTTTGATATAATTTTTTCAAAACGCGAAATTATATCCTAAATAGGTGTATCGTGATAGTTTCAATGTTTCTAAACTATCATATAGGTTGGTTATACTACATTACATTATATAAAATTAACTTAAACGTAAACCATTGAATTATACTATAAAATTCTTTTATAGACTATTATATATCTTTAGGAATGAACAATAATACTGACGAACCGATTTTACGTGAATCTAAGAATAGATACACCCTGTTTCCGATTGAACACCAAGATATCTATGACATGTACAAGCGACATGTAGATTCATTTTGGAGAGTAGAAGAAGTAGATCTATCAAAAGACCTTGGCGATTGGGATAAATTAAGTAAAGACGAGAAACATTTCATTAGCATGACGCTTGCTTTTTTTGCGGGTAGTGATGGAATCGTTATGGAAAACATTTCATCTAATTTTTTAAATAATGTTCAATTATCAGAAGCGCGAAATTTTTATGCTTTCCAGGGAGCGATGGAGGCTATTCATTCAGAAATGTATTCTATATTGATTGATACATATATTAGAGACAAAACCGAAAAGGGAAAATTATTCAGGGCAATTGAGAATTTCCCGTGTATCGAAGAGAAATCTACGTGGGCTGAGAAATGGATGGGAGACGAAAGTGCTACATTTGCTTCGCGTCTTATCGCATTCGCGTGTGTAGAAGGTATTTTTTTCAGTAGTAGTTTTGCGTCGATTTACTGGATTAAGAAACGTGGTTTGATGCCTGGTTTAACTTTGTCAAATGAATTCATTTCACGTGATGAAGCTCTACATACAGAATTCGCAATCCTTATGTACAGCAAGTTGGTAAATCGCGTAGATAAAGACGTAGCAATGGGTATTATAAGAGACGCAACTGAGATTGAAAAACATTTTATTACTGATTCGTTACCTTGCCGCCTCATTGGAATGAATGCCAAGTTAATGACTCAATATATTGAGTTTGTGGCAGACCGATTGTCAGTTCAATTGGGATACGACAAGTTATATAATTCTCGCAACCCTTTCGATTTTATGGAATTGATCAGTGTTGAAACTAAAACGAATTTCTTCGAACGTTTCAATTCTGAGTATTCAATGTCAAACTGTAAGAAGGATGATACTACATTTGATTTAACAGCCGATTTTTAGACCAACTCACAATTCAATATACTTAGTGGATTTACAATCTTCGTGGTCAATCACCTACAATCTAGATAGAAACTACATTATTATTATTATTATAGTAATAATAATGGATTATATCACTCACAACGCCAGTTACGAAATACTGACAAAAGCAACAACTGGTTTGGAGTTGTAGTATTGTAAACGTCTAATACTTTTATCTCGTTATTTGAAATATCAATATTTGATTCATTTAGTGGTACATTGCGCATTGTAAAACTATAAATAATAGCACGTTGAGTTAAAAATAAACCGAATAATAATGGTGTGCTAAATATCATCTAATAATAAACGTGTTTTTTTTTTATATTGTTTTTTCACTTGGCATAACGACGATATACTTCTATGGCAGCAAGACATCCACTTAGTTGTGCTACTAAATATGGAACCAATAATTCTGGTTCCATTTGTTTTAATGTTACTTTTACCAATGATACTACAGGATTAATATGACCTCCTGAAATGGGTGATGTTGCGAACATGACCAATGTTAAAGTAGCACCAATAACAAACGGGTTTCCATTAACAAGAACCACCATTATAACAACAAAAATACCTAAAAATTCTGCTATATATTTGTTAAGATGTATATATTGTGTATCTATAATATTATTAACGACGAGCGCGTCCCATAGGAACAAACGACGCATTATGTTGGTCACCACCAAATGAAGAATCATTATAATTCCTATTCATCGTCGCTTGTTTCTTGTATCTAATATAATCCGATGAGTCTGGAACAAATTTTACATTAGTGCTTGAAGCAGGTACACCGGTACCATCACTATTGTCGGGAACAGAACCTCCTAGATTCTTTGTTCCAGGTTTCAACGTTTTTACTGTATTTGGTCCTCCACTTGAGTAGTTCATACGTCCAAGAAAATCACCTAAATTATTCACCGCACGGAAAGGACCAATAACGCGCTTATGTCCGGAAAATGTACCCGTGGCATATGGTGTGTTCCACGCACGTCTTAATACTCCACGGGTTGTAGCATCTTCGCTGCTTCTAAAACTAGTTGTGGTTTGTTTGGTAGAAACTCCCGGTTTCCCGCCACCTAGTGTAGTTGGGTCTATTATTGCACCAGACATTGATATATACTTAATTAAGATAATTAAATTTTATATATATATATAAATGTCATCTTCAGAAGAAGAATTAGTTGATTCAGAAACACCGTCTGATGCGACAGTGAGTTCACAAAACACATTGTCGCTCGTATCATCAAATACACCCTCGCCAATGTCGAGCATAGATTTAGAGAACCCAAAGGGCAGAATACCATTTAAGGAACGGATTTCTGAAATAAATAAACTTATAAATGATAAAACAATAGTCAGATACGACTCAGAATGTTTGCGAAAACGAATGAATTGGTCTAAATCAAAAAATGAACACAATTTAATTGATAATATAAACAGTGTTAACCCTCAAGTTATTCTAGATGATTTACGTAACAATTCGCCGAAATTATATACATTAATGAAGCAAATCGAATCATTGGATAAGAGTGACTTGCAAAATGAAGGAACTTTGTACAAACATATGATTTTCACAGATATGAAAACTAGTTCCTATGGAGTCAAAGTAATTGGCTCTGTATTGGCTGCTAAAGGTTTAAAACACGGATATGCTGCAACGTTGAACAAAGAATATAATCCGGAAGATACTAAAAACAATAAATTGAAAAAATTTAATAAGATACAAATGTTATCTGATGATGAACTACAAAGAAATAAACATAATAATTTTTATATTTTGTCGTCAGTGAATATTTTTGACCAACCAATCGATGTTGTTACAAAAAAAAGAATTTTAGAGAGGTATAATCAAAGACCAGATAACATTTACGGCGAGAATATTCGTTTCATTATTATAGATAGTGGTTTTAAAGAAGGTATAGATTTATATGATATCAAATACATACACATTTTTGAACCACAAACTACAAATGCTGACCAGAAACAGGTAATAGGAAGAGGAACGAGGACTTGTGGACAGAAAGGTTTACGGTTTCATCCAACTAATGGTTGGCCATTACATGTGAATATTTATGATATGAGTATCCCAGAAGAAGTTCAAGATAATTTCAGTGGGATGGAGAAAACATTTGATTTGTATATGAAATCGTTGAATTTAGACATACGACTCTTTAATTTTGTCAATGATATAGAAAACGCAACCATTAATGGTTCCATTGATTATGATTTAAATAAGAATATCCACACATTTAAGGTTATAGGCGGTGCTAAAAAAAGTAATTCATATTCTATACCGGACATTGACGAAATGAATATAGATATCGGTTTCGCAATGGCTGAAAAACTATTAGAACATCGACTTCGTTTGGAACCCAAACCAGAATTATCTCACGACGAGATGCGAACATATATCAATAAACACTTTTCGCAATATAAATGGGATAAAGCAAAGATGGAGAACCTATGTGAGACTACCGATGGCGGGAGTAAACTATTAACATATACCCCGACCCAAGGATTTATAAAAGAATACTTTACACCACAAGCAAATACAAAAGGAATGATTCTATGGCATTCTACTGGTTCTGGTAAAACATGTAGTGCTATAGCGACCGCATCTAATGAATTCGAAAAACAAGGATATACTATATTATGGGTCACAAGAGCTACATTGAAAAATGATATTTGGAAAAACATGTTCGATATGGTATGTAATGAAGTTCTGCGTTCAAAAATAGATGATGAAGATTTGATTATACCATCACAACAAGTAAAACGTATGAAATTATTGTCAAATTCATGGCGGATAAGACCTATGTCTTATAAACAATTCAGTAATCTTGTAAGTAAAAAGAATAATAATTATGAACGACTTGTAAAGATCAATGGAGAACACGACCCACTAAAAAAAACTCTCATCATTGTTGACGAAGCACATAAGTTATATGGCGGTAAAGACTTATCTACAAATGAACGACCCGATATGAAGGAATTTCATAAATCACTTATGAACTCTTATGAAGTATCCGGTAAAGACTCCGTAAAACTAATGCTTATGACTGCAACACCAATTACAAGTGATCCAATGGAAATTGTAAAACTAATCAATTTATGTAAACCAATTGATAGCCAACTACCTACACATTTCGATGACTTTACTCAAAAATATTTGAATCCCGATACTATACGTTTCACACCAACTGGTATTAAAAAATATTATGATGATATTACAGGAGTCGTTAGTTATTTAAACCGCGAAAAAGATGCCCGTCAGTTCGCACAACCTATTATAAAACACATAAATACGCCATTAGTTGAAATACAAGATGTATATAATTACGATGTTCGTATTTTGAGAGACCAAGCTGCTTTTGATATACGACCTATTACTGAGCGAATAAGTAAGATTGCCGATATTGTCAATGGTGAATTAGATGACCTTGACCCAAATAAGTTTAAATCATTTCTTGATATATGCAAAAATAACCCATATATATTAGAAAATGAAAAACTAGCAAAACAATATTCAACAAAATGTAATAATGTAACTAAGAAGCATATGCGTAACGTATCTATCACTACCAAATTACACGTTCAAAAAATTCGAGGAATTATAAAAGACCTACGTAATGATATTAAAAAGATAAATGATAACAAAAAAATAAATATAGACGAGGTAAAAGTAATCATGGAGAACAATCCGGAAAAATGGAAGAAATTCAAAGAGAGTGCTTATTATAATTTGCGTTATAAATGTGGGAAAAGTATTAAAACTAACACGTCTTTCGTGGAAATGACTAAAACACATATGGACATAATACCATATATAGAGGCAATACACAATTCTGATGAAAAAATAAAAGAACTTACAGAAACATTGAACGTTAAAATTAACTCTTATAAAGTAAAAGTTAATCAACTGAAAGATATGATTAAAAATGACGATTTGAATAATATAGAGAAAAATGTTGTAAGGTCTACTATAAAAGAATTCCGGAAAATAAACAGCAAACTCACAACTAACGCTCGTAAGCATATGAACAAATCTATAAAAATTATAAATCAAGAAAAAGACGAACATGTCAAAAACAAGAATAGAACTATAAAAAATTTGAAATTAAAATTGAAACTTGAAATGAAACGCGAATTGAAACTTGAAAAAGATTTTTTGAAAAATTCTAAACAAATTAAAAAAATATTAAGAAAAACGGGTGATTATGACGATATAATAAATAATGATTTATTAAAAGAAGTAGTTGAAGATGAGAAAAAACTTCTTGAGAACAGCATTAACAATATCAACAATGAATTTAAAAAGAGACTTATTATAGAACAAGACAGAAATACTAAGAAACTCGTGAAAGAACAAGAGAAAAATGACAAGAAACTGATTAAAGAACAAGATAAAAAAGACAAGAAACTTGTTAAAGAACTAGAGAAAATAGATAAGAAACTTACGAAAGAACAAGATAAAAAAGACAAGAAACTTGCGAAAGAACAAGACAAGATAAATAATAATCTTATGAAAACTCGCAAAAATAAAGAACAAGAGTCTAATAACAAAACCATTAAAATCAGAATAAATCCGTGATAATTTTATAAACATTCTCGTAATCCAATTAAAACTATAATATATATAATAAGTATATTATGGACCACGACGTATCAAATAATGAAATTCCAAGAAACGAATATGTTGATAAAATTACAATGGAATTATTGATGAGTAAACCAAAATATAATAAATATTTAGAAAACAAGGACCCAGAAAACTTTGAAAAGAAAATGCTTTTTAAAAAGGATGTTTTCAAATATAGAACTGTCATTCAGGATATTATTGATGAAGAATTTAACAATCTACCATCAGAAACGAATGGGCGCTCTGTAGAAATTAAACGTTTGTTTGATTGTTTATTAAAGGAATGTATTAAATATATAAATATGAAAGAGTTAGAAATCGAACATCCTTTTAATCGTTCGAATTATAATGATGATGAAGTTATATTTGAAAATTGTGACTATATAGAAGAAAAAATAAAAGATATAAACATGAGTAATTCAAATTTTCAAATAGATAGCGATGACGACCAATATATACCAAACAAACAATCCAATTCGCTTTGGGGTGACGGTGCTATAAAATATGATGTGAAAATGTTTGCTCGTAGAAAACGCTAATTTCAATTATAACAATATATATCTATTATTATATAGACGGGATGTTAAGAAAAACAAAGTCTAAAAATAATACTATACGAAGGGATCGAAACAGAAATACACGAAAAAATGGTGGCGGTAGTGATCAAGTAAATATCAATAAATGTAAACCAGGTTTAAAAGGATTTATTGGTAATACATGCTTTACAAAAGACATTGTAGAACAAATTAAATACCACTACAACATCAATGCAACTAGAAAAATCACTGTGAAAAAACCAAACAAGATATTAGAACATATTAAGAATGATACCAAATGCAATGACGAACAATGTTGGATGAAAGTATTACCAAAGCATTTACAGGACAACATTGATAATTACTTATACCGTCCTATATATCCGAAAAAATGGAATAAAAATAAAAATGAATGGTTATCTAATTTTGATATGCTTGCGGTTATTGAGCAATACGAAGAAGTATATACACAGTTCAAATTCATAGGTCCAACCTTTATTGACTTTGATACTAAATTATATAATTACAAATGCGTTGAGAATGATTTATGTAACTTTAACATTAATACATATTTAAAAAATAAACAGACTAAAATCGGTATTATTTTTAACCTCGATAAACATTATGAGAACGGTTCTCATTGGGTTTCACTATTCGTAGATTTAGAACATAATTTTATCTTTTATTTCAATAGCACTGGTGAAGAAACACCTCCTGAAATAGATGCTCTTATTAATAGAATTATAAAACAATCAAACGAAAAAGGAATAAAAATGGATTATAAATTTAATGCGTTAGAACATCAATTAGAAGATACAGAGTGTGGCATGTATTCTTTGTTCTTTATAATTTCAATGTTGACAGATTCTATTGGGGTGACGATACACAACCATTGTTAGAATTAAAAGACAAGATTAGATTTTTTACGAAAACTCGTATACCAGACAAAGATATGGAAAAATTAAGGGATAAATATTATGTAAAATAATAATATCATAATAGTATAGTTATGGTTACTATAAAAACAAACAAGAATTTTAAGTCAAGAAAAAGAAATAAAAAAACCAGGAAGGTATTTGTTAATAAAAAAAAAACAAGGGGAGGGGTATCAACAAAAACGTCAAGAGAACAAAAAACATCACAATCACCAACGCAACCAAATGTAACATCAGAACTACCAATACAACCACCAATACAACCACCAATACAACCACCAGAAGAATCACCAACCCAACCAAATGCAATATCAGAACTACCAATAACGTTAGAAGAATCACCAACAACACTAAAACGAATCAAGAAGAGATTAATGAATCTAGACGTTTATATTACTCCAGCAACTAAAACAAACAAACGAAAAGTAGAATTCGACGTGAGAACATTTCACGATTTTTACGATTATTTAAACGAAGTGGATAAGTTTTTAAAGAATACATTAGAAGAAGAACTTACTGCTTTGACTAACCCAGAACATAAAGTAACGGACCCCATAAAAAAACCCTATGAGTTTTATTACCAGGAACAAGGAGAAAAAAACGACAAATAATAAAATCATTATTGTTTAGTTACCGATAATGATTTTCTATATATAACTTATAAGAATGTATTCTGTGAAAGGAACAAAGGATATAGAATTAAATTATAATACTTCGTCTATTCGTAAAATATCAGACACAGACTATCAATATCACGGAAAACCGAATAGCCCGAATTTAGTATTGTCTAATGGTATAAAACGAGTGTCTTATGTCGCTGAACGCATCGAGATTAAAAAGGGAAATCCGAATGAATTACTCATACATCATACAGCAACAAGTAATTTTCCAAAGAAGGCGATTGTTATTTTTCCTTTAGTAGTTTCTAACGGCAATGTAAGCGAAATAGATAGATTAATGGGAATGGCGATAAATGAAACGTTAGACTTAGATATTGGTAGCGAAATAACTGACTTTACTATGGAAACGAGTGAAACTCAAACTAATGTATATGTTATTCGCTTATCGTCTGGATTGCCAATAAGTAATAATATAACTGAAGAACCAATTATTGAGGGTGCTTGTAACAAATTGGAACAAAGTACGATCAACACGTTCAATGACCATATACAAAATAAACAAAAACATTTACCATTGTCTCAAACCGATTTTGCAAATATGTTTACTACATATTCATCAAGTGTTGATGGTAACAAATTTTTAAAAAGCTTAACAAGTAGTAGTTCCAGTACTGGTTCTGGAACCTCTGATGTTAACGGAACTTCAGGAATATCTAAAAATCCAGAAATGGAATGCTTTCCAAATGAAGGAGGTGTATTCAATTTGAAGTTTCATATTATGTACGACATTAGTAATACAGAACAATTTATAGCAGAAGATGGTGTGAAAATTCTACAAGAGGACGTTTTATCTAATAATAAAACTTTAAGAAATGCGTTAAACGCAGAGGTTAAAAATTTGAAACAGCATATTGAAAAATTGGGTGGAATATATAAAAGGGATACTCTTACTGGAACTGATGACATTGTATTTGCAATTGCAAATAATAATTACAAACACGTTGATATTAAAGATAATAAGATAACAGCTGATTTTGAAAAGTTGTTTGCGAAAAATAAAATAGACATAGTTATTACTTATCTTTCCAAATCAAGTGATTCAAAGCGTAAAATAAGAAGATTTGATAGTATTACAGGAGACCAAGTATCTGGTGACAAACCATTAACTAAAGAGAACCAGGTAAAAGACGCTATATTAGTTGCTATTAGAACCACAGGAAACAATTATAAATTAATGAATGTTAGAAAATTCAGCGAAGACTATTTAAACAAGGATTTCAATAGATATACACATATATCAATTCCTGGCTATATGACTTCTAGAGAGAACCAATCTATGAAAGCGATTATGGTTGTATTGACTCTGACAATTTCCGCATTTATTTCATATTATACAGTCCCTGGAGTTTATAAAATCGCAATAAAAAAAATAACAGCAAATCGTAAGGAATGCACCGTTGATGATGGTCACCAATTTGATAATTATTATATGGTTAAAGCATTCAATTACATTTTCGTTATTTGTACAATAATAATGCCACTTATTGTAATGCTATCTACTGGGATAAATGGAATTCTTTCTTTGATAATGACGATAGGTATTATAATGGTTGCTACAATAATTACCAGATACAAGAATGATGAAATGTTCTTCTATAGTTTTTACCCAAGAAATGGTTACAAAATGTGTAACGAAACAAAAGAATTCAGAGAGAATGGTTCAAATATTAGAGCATTTACGTATATACCAGCTGCTTTGAGTGCATTTATATCGCGTTAATAACTAAATCATTATTATCCTTTCATATGTAAATTGTTACGTATGAAATAGTGAATCACTTATAGTTCTGTTGCGTCGTGTATTGATTCGGAAATTGGTTTGTATGAACTTACTAAATAATCTGAAGGGTTTGATTTTGATAAAGGAGCCATAGTCGAGACGATTTGTTCTTCAAGTGTGAATATAATAGGTGAGTTCATCTCCTTCATCTCGTCGTCAACTTTATTCTGATGAGGATTTGGTTCGAATAGTTGAATTCGGTTTATACGTACCGTACTACGACGTAAAACTTCATAAGCTACAAAAACAGATACAATTCCTAATATAGGATTAGTACATAAGAATAAATACAATGCTATACCAACAATGGTAAAAATACCTATTCCACTGTCAATATAAGGAATGAATAACTGTGGTGTGTCTACTTGGAATACTAAATAGAATGTAAATGCTACAAATAATATAAGTTCTAATGGACTTGCGATAAATTTCATTTTTCTATATTTTAGAAGTAGAAAATATATTTCTCGGTAGTTTAAGAATGAATGTTATTATATAAATACATAATATACATTGTATGCCGTCGTCTAATATAAAAATCAACAAAAATACCAAACGAATACTTATAAAAAAACGAAATAAGACTAAAAAAAAATCAAGTTTAAAACTTAAAAATAGCATTAATAAATCAAACAAAAGTTCTACTAAACCAAACCCTTTGCTTAAAGAAGATTTGGAGTTACCTAACGTTATAAATGAAACAAAAAGGCAAACTATAAAAATAAAAGTCAAGCGGACCAAGAAAAAGATTCACAATAAGGATTTAGACAATATTTCATATGGTATAATAGAAATGCCTAAGAAAATAAGTCTAAATTCACAAACAAATATAGATAATGTGGTTGTTGACAGAGTCGAACCGGAATCCAACGGAAAACGATTAAATGAATTATATGCGGATTTAATGTTGACTCTTGCGTATGTGATGCGACATAATAAAGATTTCATGCGCGCACGTGCTTATAACAATGCACACGAAACCATTACTACATTCATTGGAAATATTACAAATCCAGATCAATTAAAAGGACAGAAGGGGATAGGTCCTACTATTTATAAAAAATTAATCGATTATAAAGAAACAGGAACTTTGGATGTTCTCGAACGTAATAAAGATGTGGTCGAAAAGAAAAAAACAATCGATGTTTTTTCTAATATATATGGCGTAGGTGAAAAAAAAGCAGAAGAACTAGTAGATAAAGGTGTATCAAATATTAAAGAACTTGAAAAACGGAAACACGAATTACTCAATGATAAACAAAGGATTGGATTGCAGTATTATGATGATATTTTACAGCGTATCCCGCGCGATGAAATCGTAGATTTCGAAAAACAAATAGCGAGTTCATTTCCAACGGATGACCCAGAAGGAAGATACGAAATAGTCGGTAGTTATAGACGAGGATTGCCTAGTTCCGGAGATATAGATATAATTATTACATCAAAACACCATAATACATTCAAAATATTCATTGATTCGTTGATTGAAAAGAAAATCATTATCGAAGTTCTTTCACGAGGAAACACTAAATGTCTTGTTATCACTAAATTACCATATAGTCAATATGCTCGTCGAGTTGATTTTCTCTATGCATCTCCTGATGAGTTTGCTTTCTCTATACTATATTTCACAGGCAGTAAAGGGTTTAATACTACAATGCGTGAGCGAGCTCTTAATATGGGTTATACTTTAAACGAACACGGTTTCTCGAAAATGGAAAACAAAAAGAAAGGTGAAAAGTTAGACCAGAATTTTCCTACAGAGAAATCTATATTTGATTTTCTTAAAATAGACTATAAACTTCCTATGGAACGCGTAGATGGTACCGCTATAGTCGCATCTGCAGGAGGACCACCAATTGGAAGTCGCATAAACTTAGTTGTTAAAGTGATAGAACCAACAAATAAGTTACAAGATTCTAATAAACCAAGTAGGCAAGTAGATGAATTTATAGACGACTATAAAAATGATGGGATAAAAATATTAGAAAAGATGAACGAAAATGATTTAATGAAAATATTAGACGCAGCAGATATAGCATTTCACCAAGAAGGGTCGAAACCGGTTATGAGCGATGCCGAATATGATATATTACACGAATATATTAAAACAAAATACCCAAACAACGAAATAATAGAACAAATAGGTGCTGTAGTGACCAAAAATAAGGCAATACTCCCTTACGAGATGTGGTCAATGGATAAAATTAAACCAGATACAAGCATTCTAGCGTCTTGGACTAAAGAATACTTGGGAGACTACTTAATTTCTGGTAAATTGGATGGCGTTAGTGGAATGTATACAACTGAAGGTGACGAACCTAAACTATATACACGAGGGAATGGTAAAGTGGGTCAAGATATAAGTCATTTAATTCCTTCATTACGCCTACCCAAGAATAAGAATTTGGTAATCCGTGGTGAATTCATTATTAAAAAGGATAAATTTAAAACTAAATATGCTGTTAAATTCTCTAACCCACGTAATATGGTAGCTGGCGTAGTTAACCAGAAAACATTAGATGAACGTATAGATGACATAGATTTTGTAGCTTATGAAGTTATAAAACCTGCGAATCTTAGACCCATTCAGCAGATGGAATACATACAAACTCTTGACGTTGACCTTGTTCATCACGAAACTCATAAATCAATTACGAATGAAATACTATCCAGTATTCTTATAGACTGGCGCCGTAACGACAAGTATGAAGTAGATGGTATTATAATAGCAAATGATAAAGTATATCCTCGCGTTTCTGGAAACCCTAAGCATACATTTGCGTTTAAAATGGTTCTTTCTGACCAAATGACAGAAGCACATGTAGTTGATGTTATTTGGTCACCAAGTAAACATGGTTATTTGAAACCTCGTGTTCAATTTATGCCTGTAAAACTTGGTGGAGTTACCATTCAATATGCCACTGGGTTCAATGCTAAATTCATTGAAGAAAATAAAATTGGAGTGGGTGCGATTGTACAACTCATTCGGTCAGGTGACGTTATTCCTAAAATTGAAGCAGTTACGCAACCTGCTACAAACGCCAAAATGCCGAAAGAAGAATATATATGGAATGATTCTAACGTAGATATTATGCTTAAGAATACAGATACTAATGGCGTTGTTCTTGTGAAGAATATATCAGGTTTTTTCAAGGGTTTAGAAGTTGATGGATTAGGTGATAAAAATGTAGAAAAGATGATAAATTCTGGTTATAATAGTATTTCGAAAATTCTTAAAATGTCCAAGGAAGATTACTTGACGATTGATGGTTTTAAAGAAAAGACCGCCAATAAATTATACGAAGGAATAAAGCAAAAAGTTATTGGCGCTCCATTATATGTTTTAATGGGTGTTTCTAATAAATTTGGTCGTGGGTTTAGTGCGACGAAAACGAAACTCATTATGGATGAATACCCCAACGTACTAGATACAAGCGAACGTAAATTGACAAAACTTATAGCAATTCGTGGAATTGAAAAGAAGTCAGCAGAGTCATTTTTAAGTCATATAGAAGAATTTATTGCGTTTATAAAAGAATGCGAACTTGAATATAAGTTATATGAAATGTCCAAATCAGTAGAAAAGAAATATGACGAGGGTCATCCATTATTCGGAAAGTCTATATTGATGACAGGTTTTCGTGATACTGAATTAGAAACTAAAATTATTAACGTTGGTGGTAAAATAGTTTCCAGTGTTAGTAAAAACACCTTTGCCGTTTTGATTAAAAATTCACAAGAGACGTCATTGAAAGTAGATAAAGCGAATGAACTTGGCGTTGCCGTTTTATCACGAGAGGATTTTATCAAACAATATATTTAGTTTAAAATATACATATTATATATATAATGAATTTGATAGAATCTATCCACGAAATCGTAAATAAGATACTTGAACAAAATGACAATCACATACAAAGAATATGTAAAAAGATAAGAAAAAATATTAGTAAATATGATGATGCTACATTGGATTTAATAGATGAATATATTAAGTCAAATATTTTAGAAATGAATGAGGTTATTGCGGGGTCTGGTTTGATTTCCACAAATGGTGGAGTTAGACCATCTAATAATGAATTGACCGAAAACAGTGACGATATATTATCATTTTATAATATCGATGCGTCTAAAAAGGAACGACGTTATAGAATACCTTACATGTTAATAACTATGGTCTTATTTTCAATAGTTACTTCATATGTTATGTTAGTCTTTTTAAAAATGGCTGTATCTGATACGATAGGCGAAGAAAATGTTGAGCCAATATTGAAAAAAATGTTACGTTTAGACGGAACGGCGATTGTAGATATTATAACGAGCGCAACTAAACGACGATTAACAGATGTAAGGGATGAAGTGGGCTGGTATAAATTTTTAATTTCCACTGGTTCGATGAAGAATGTAGTGACGGGATTATATGGTATGTTCCAAACGAGTGATCTTAATCAGCACGCGATTATTATTTCCTTAAATGTTCAGAAAATCACACATGCTATATATTGGTTAAACTGGAGTGGTTCTGCTACTATAACTCTTGTTGGAACGCTTATGGTAGGACAAGGACGAGAGGTTTTAAAATATATAAAGGAAAGAAACAAAAATGGTAAAGAAAATAATGCCATTATGGCATATGAAGCTGCTGTGAAAGATTTTATTCTAGATGAATCGGTAAGGAGTAGTAAAAAACGTTCAAAAAGTAGTAAACAACTTATGATAGAACAGGATGGTGGCAATAAACACAAGAAAAATAAGACTAAGAAAAATAAGACTAAGAAAAATAAGACTAAGAAAAATTGATTGAATAAATACAATATCTATTACATTTAAAAACAGTCATTGTATGTCACCAAAACGCAAAATAGTTCCTAAGTCACCTCCATATAAGTTAGATGATACTACGAAACAAACCATTTTAACGGTTTCGTATATTGGTAAAAAAGGTTATACTATACCAATTTCGGTCCTTCCTGAAAAAGAATTACAATTCCTGAAGGCAGATTTGTACTTGAAACCACAACTTCCTGGACCATCATTTGTACAAACGACAGAAACCGCATTTCCTGTTTATAGAGAAAATGCGAGTAAAATATATATACCTAAATTTTATGGTATTGAAAGATATGGTATGCCAGAACGCAGTGATATAGAAGAGGGAGAAGATATATCTGTTACATTTCCTCGTAAATTGCGCGATTATCAAGAACATATTGTAGATATTTATACACAGCACGTTTCAAATAAAGATACCGGCGGAGGAGGCATATTAGAAATATATTGTGGTGCAGGGAAATGCTTGGCAAAAAACACACCAATATTAATGTATGATGGGTCAATAAATATGGTTCAACAAATTACTGTAAACGAATTAATAATGGGAGATGATTCAACCCCGAGAAAAGTATTGACTTTAGCACGGGGTGTAGAACAAATGTACATAATTAGAGACGACGACTACGATGAAGAATACGTAGTAAATGAAAGTCATATCTTATCACTTAAAAGTAACATAGATTATGACGAAACGATAAAAAAAGGAACTATTGTTGATATATCAGTAAAAGAATTTTTAACAGTGGATGAAAATTTAAGGTTAAATTTAATGGGTTATAGAATCGCAATTGACTTCCCATATTCAGATGTTAAATGCGACCCCTATTATTTGGGGTTTTGGTTAGGATACAATATGAGAAAAAATAATGATAAAATATCAACATTTAGTCGTGTGATTCCATCTAACTACAAGGTAAATAGTAGACACATTAGAAAACAGTTATTGAATGGCATAATAGATGGAGCATATGAATATTACGAAGAACCTTTTAAAGAAGATGAATTTATACTAATTCGTAATATAGATGGGTATCCAAAATTAGTAAAGGATATATTATTTCTTGTTCGTTCGTTGGGTTATAATGCTAAAACTGAAGAAGATGGAGATGGAGAACAGTGTGTACGTATAAATACATACATTACTAACTTGAGAAATGAAAACATTGACGAACGCGGTATCATGCATTTATGTTATAATATATCCGTAACTAAAAAACAAACCGATACATATTACGGTTTCGAAATCGATGGAAATAGACGGTTTGTATTAGGTGATTGCACAGTTACTCATAATACAGTTATGGCTCTGAAAATTGTGGAAGTATTACAGAAGAAAACACTGATATTAGTGCACAAGGAGTTCCTTATGAATCAATGGATAGAGCGAATCGAAGAATTCTTACCTGGTGCTCGGGTTGGTAAGATACAAGCGAGCGTTTGTGACTGTGATAATAAAGACATTGTTATTGGAATGATACAGACTATGTATAATAAGACATTTCCACAAGAAGTATATTCTCAATTTGGTTTGACAATTATCGATGAGGTTCATCGCATTGGTAGTGAAGAGTTTTCGAAAACACTACTCAAAACGATCACTCCCTATATGCTTGGAATCTCAGCAACCGTTGAGAGAAAGGATAAACTTACTAAATTACTACATATGTTTATAGGACCCAAGATACATTCTATGTTACGTAAACAAGACGATGTCGTGAATGTTCGTGGAATTGAGTTTATAACTTCTGATACCGAATTTAATGAAGTTGAGTATGACTATAGGGGAAACGTCAAATTCAGTACGATGATATCGAAGTTGTCGAAATTCGGTCCGAGGTCTGACTTCGTAGTTCGTGTAGTACACGATTTACTAATAGAAAACCCTGATGGCCAAGTTATGGTTTTATGTCATAATAGATGTTTATTAACTTATTTATATGAATCTATAACTAATAAAGGAATAAATACAGTTGGTTATTATGTGGGCGGAATGAAACAGGTTGCTTTAGAAGAAACAGAAACTAAACAAATTGTTCTTGCTACATATGCTATGGCTGCCGAAGCATTGGATATAAAGACACTAAGTATTTTGGTAATGGCGAGTCCAAAAACAGATATTACGCAATCTGTTGGTCGTATTCTCCGTGTAAAGCATGACAATCCTGTTATAGTAGATATAGTAGATAGTCATGATTTATTCCAGCGACAATGGTTACAACGAAAGCGTTTCTATAAAAGGAGTAATTATCCAATACGGTATATAAAGACTCCACAATATACTGGTATGAAAATTGATTGGGAAAGTAATGACTCTTGGGCTATGTTATATGACCCAACCAATAAAGGGAAATCTGGTAAATTTGATAAACCTGATATTGAAAAAGGTAAGTGCCTAATTAATCTGTGAATTGGTATTTGTGTGATATATCACGTTGAATATCTATTATTATTATAATATGTATAAAAATAAAAAATAATAGACTAAGTAATGTTATATAGTTTTATATCTATATAACATTTTCATCACGCTATCATAAAATGATAATCTTATTACTTTTAACTTATATATATGTTGCGCATTCGATAAACTGTTCTTGGAATTATCGTTTCGATTCTCTAGACAACCACTTTAATATTGTATATCCTGATAAGACAGCTGTTTATTTTGGAATGATTATACCACAAAATACCTCTTTTTTCAATATTTCTTCTATGGTTCTCCAACAATCTTCAAAATACTCTTATCAAAAACATCCATATGCTGATTATTTTTCTATTCAGGTATATGAAGTTGGTAATTTTATAGAAGCGACATACCATATTAATGATGAAGAACTTATTGGTCTAGAGAACCTCACTGTAAAAAATACCAAATATTTCTATAATTTAGAGTTGAATCCACATAGTTTATACATTTCACTTTATCGTATATATAATTCGCATCTTCAATTACCTTTCATAAACAATTTATCGACAATTCGATATTGGGGAGGACTACCACCTTCTACCGATATCAACGGAGAACCTTTTCCTGTATGTGATATAAACTATAAACAACAGGAAAATATTTTAACTAATTTTTCGCAAAATATAAATCCCAACACAGAAACAGTGTGTAATGTCAACAATAAGTTCACCTTTATGAATATTCCATCTGGTTCTCTTACAAATAGCGATGCGAATTATTTAATAGCTTGTATCCAACCTGGTTATAATTATAAAATTCAAATGAAAATGCCTAGAATGATGTGTTCTCTTGGTTATCACGATACGCAGGAACATCCGTGGATAAATGAACCTTATGAACTACGATACGCAAGTATCAATTTAGTTTCCACAGATAGTCCACGTCCAACAATAAATAGTTGGAAAATACCTTGTAATCAAGAGAACTTCACTATTATTATAAATGTGGATAATACCGTACTAAAACCAGCATTATTATATAGACAAATATTACCAAATATGAGTTTCCCATATAGTATTCGTAAAGCGAAAGAATATTGTTTCGATTATGTGGATAATAATCATGATGTACTGTGTATAAGTAAAATAATGAATACATATTATCCGATAATTATGTAAAATATGTGTATTATGAACAAGGTTCTCGTAATAACGATAGTTCACCAGTAACAATTGCCTTCGCATATTTTAGAGTTACCTTTCAAGCTAGGAGGTTTATCTTCATCTAATACAGATGTCCATTTTTCATTTACAAATCCACATATGACTGGGTCATGTTTCCATCGATTGCCTTTAATTCCAAAAAATAGTTGTAAACAGCCACCTACGTATATTACACTCGACTTCAACTCGGAGTAAATATATTCAGATAATATCATCCCAAATCCACCACAACTCACTAAGGCAATGTCATAATGCGTTTTGTCATTTAATTCTTTTAATTCTGTTTGCATCGTCGCAAGGTGTGTCGTCCAAGACTGGTCGTCATTATTACCGCAATGTTGTTGAACTGGTTTATAAACATGAAATTGTGTACTTTTATCAAAGATAGGTTTATCATATACGTCTCGTTGTTCTCTTAATTGTTTTATTGTAGTTTCTTTATGTGATGTAATTATGAGAACCTTCTTATTTTTATAAATATTATCATATTTATAATCCACGTGATTCATAAAATAATATGGTTCCAGTGCTTGTGCACATATACGTTTTTTGTCTGGGTTAATTTTAAACAAAAAATCGTAAAAAGGTTTTGCCTGTTTATACATTCCACCAGACCAAATAGACATTATTGAACTATTATTACACGCAATACAATACAATTTTACAAACTGTCGTATATCGTCAATGGATGACATGTATATTCCTGCAGTTAAAAGCATTTCATTCATCAATTTCATTGGTATAGGTTTTCCCGAAAGGACTGTCCCACATAAATTCGTTTCGTTACCGGATAATCGACCTATAAAGAATTGTTCATTTTTATTCATTTTATCTAATAAAAATTCTTGTAAATACAAAAATGACTTTGTTTTTTCTTCGTGAGTAAATGGTTCTGCGAGATTATTAAATTCCATATTACTATGTAATGTCATTTAATTTTATATGATTTTATAAACAATAAACTTATCGGGATATGCTTGCTGATATTAGTCAATTATTATAAGTTTTTGTTATATAATATTATAGGTTCTCCATGATTGTAATAGAATCCTTATTATTTTTTTTATTATTGTCTAAATATAATATTAGTTATCTCTTCAATGCTTGACGATTCATTTCATATTTACAAATTCTCAATATATGTAGAGAACCATTTTTATTACAATCCCGTTTTCTTTAGATTTTATAACATATGTAAAATCAAAACTCTCCAAATGTGTGAATAATGAACTATTTTACAGTTGATTATTAAATTTATTTTTTTATACTATTTCAATACATTTTCTATACACTCGTATCCTTAATGGTTTTTCATAGTTCTACCTCCAGACTTAATAAAGCCAAATTTACCTTTTTTAGTTAAAAAACCTGCTTTTTGAAGGCGTTTCTCTTTCTTAGCAGTCCTATGCTTGATAGCAGAGACAATGCGCCCGTGTTTATTCATAATAAGATCACCACTTGTCAACCCGCCCGTAGTCTTATAGACACTACCACGAAAAACTTGTACACGAGAACCAAAAAGTTCGGGATATTTTTTTCCTTTTATATGATACATACCATCATCGCGTCTAGTAGGTCTTTTCATAATATATATATTATAAAAAGAGAAAAATATTTCTAAATACAACTATCCGTTGTTGTTTACAATTTGTGTTTTACTATTCATACGAATATATTCGGCATAACGCATTGCAGTACTTTGTTGAGTATCAACAGTCGACGTGTTTTGACGTTTATTACCTTTCTGTGTCAATGTATCAACACACATTGACATTCCTGAACGACCACGGCGTGACCTATTTTTTAAACAATCAAATACAACTTCATTCTCTGTCATAAGATATATATATATATTATGAAAATATTATAACTTAAAAATACGTTTTATTCAAAGACCCCACCCTTTATAAAATTGATAATAATTTATAAATCAATATAAAACAATAAATACGTTACTATAGACAACATGACAGACCTAGCTAAACAATACCAACGCAAAACAGACAAAGAACACATTCTCGATAACCCCGATACATACATTGGTTCAGTTGAAACAGTGGACGCATCCATGTGGGTTCACGACAATATTCAAAATAAAATTATTTTGAAAAACATAGAGTATGTTCCCGGATTATACAAATTATTTGACGAAGGCATTGTTAATTGTCGCGACCACGTAGTTCGTATGATTAACTCGCCACTTCTAGATAAAAAAATGGTAACTAATATTTCGGTAACAGTAAGTGAGGACGGGACGATAGTAATGGAGAACGATGGAAATGGTATTGATATAGCCAAACACCCTGAGTATGGAATCTGGATTCCCGAGATGATTTTCGGACACTTGAGAACGTCCACTAACTATGATAAAACTGAGAAGCGTATAGTAGGAGGTAAAAACGGGTTCGGTTTTAAATTGGTACTTATATGGTCCACATATGGGAAGGTAGAAACCATAGACCATCGTCGAGGGTTAATGTACGTCCAAGAGTTTAAGGATAATCTAGATACAATTTGCGAACCAGTGATTACTAAGACAAAGAGCTTGAAACCTTATACACGTATTACTTTTAAACCAGATTACACGCGATTTGGCATGCCGAATGGAATTACATCAGATATGTTTTCCTTATTGAAGAAGAGAACATACGACATTGCTGCGGTTACTGACCATTCGGCAAAGAAGGTAAAGGTTCATTATAACGGCGAACTGGTACCAGTTAAAAATTTCCAACAATACATTGATATGTATATTGGCGAAAATGCGGGTGGTGTAGGTAATGGTACAAGAGTATACGAATCACACGGCGAGCGATGGGAATACGCAGTATCTGTTTCACCAACACACGAATTCACCGCAGTATCATTCGTAAATGGTATTTGTACATTTAAGGGTGGTAAACACGTAGATTATATAATTGGTCAAATAACACGTAAATTAATTGCTTATATTGAGAAAAAGAAGAAGATAACAGTTAATCAAAACTCAATCAAAGAGCAACTAATATTATTCTTGCGATGTGATATCGAGAACCCAGCATTCGAGAGTCAAACCAAAGACTTTATGAATACACCATCAAGTAAATTCGGTTCTACATGTACTGTAAGTGATAATTTTATAGAAAAAGTTGCTAAAATGGGCGTTATGGATGTTGCGTGTTCTCTAACGGAAGCGAAGCAAAATAAAGAGGTAGCGAAAAATACAGATGGTTCCAAGACCAAGTCGATTAGAGGAATTCCTAACCTGATAGACGCAAATTACAGCGGAACGAATAAATCAAACGAATGCGTTCTAATTTTATGTGAGGGATTGAGTGCTTTGTCTGGCATTGTATCTGGTTTATCAAGTGATGACCGAAATACGATTGGAATCTATCCTCTCAAGGGAAAACTACTGAATGTTCGTGGAGAAGCAATCACCAAGGTTGCTGAGAATAAAGAGATAACAGATTTGAAGAAGATACTCGGACTCGAAAATGAAAAGGAATATACAACAATTGAAGACGTTCACAGTAACTTGCGATATAGTAAAATTATGATTTTATGCGACCAAGATACAGATGGTTCACATATTAAAGGACTTTGTATAAACCTATTCCATAGTGAATGGTCGTCACTAATTCGTATTCCAGGATTCCTTTCATTTATGAACACACCTATTTTGCGCGCTAAGAAGGGTTCACAAGTAAAGGTATTTTATAATGAAGGTGAATACCAAAATTGGAAAGACGAAATGGGAAATACTAATGGGTGGACGATTAAGTATTTTAAGGGTCTTGGTACTTCTACATCAAGTGAATTTAAGGAGTATTTCGCAAACAAGAAGGTAGTTGATTTTGTTTATAATGGACATGAAAGTGATGATGTCATCGATAAAATTTTCAACAAAAAACGTGCCAATGACCGTAAAACTTGGTTGGAAAATTATAATAAAAACTCATTCCTGGATACATCCAGAAAATCAGTGAAATATGAAGAGTTTATTAACGATGAAATGATACATTTCAGCACATATGATTGTGCTCGGTCCATTCCTAATATGGTAGACGGACTCAAGATTTCACTTCGTAAGATATTATTCGCTGCGTTTAAACGTCGATTAACAAGTGAGATTAAAGTTGCACAATTTAGCGGTTATGTATCAGAGCACAGTGCCTATCATCACGGTGAGGCGTCATTGAATGGTGCAATTGTGAATATGGCACAGACATTCGTTGGTTCAAACAATATCAATCTATTGGAACCCAATGGTCAGTTTGGAACTCGTCTTCATGGCGGCGACGACTCTGCTAGTGAGAGGTATATATTTACATTGCTTAATAAGATGACAAGGTCAATCTTTCCAGAAGCTGACGATGCCGTTCTTGCTTATTTGGATGATGATGGAACATTGGTTGAACCAGAGTATTACGTCCCTATTATACCATTCGCTCTTATGAATGGTATTTCTGGCATTGGAACAGGTTTCTCTTGTAATATTCCATCATATAACCCCCAACAGATAATTGAGTGTCTCCGTGCGAAATTGAAGAATCGTGAATACAATACCGAATTCGTGCCGTATTATGAAGGATTTAAAGGCACGATTCGTAAGGTAGAGGACAATAAATATTTGGTCAAGGGTAAATATGAGAAGGTCGGCACCGATAAAATTCGTATTAGTGAATTACCAATAGGAACTTGGACAATGTCATACACCAGTTTCCTGGAAGGATTAATGGATGGAAGCACCAAAAAAGGGAGTAAGGTTCCAGCGTCTATTCGCGATTTCACCTCAGTTTGCACTGAAGTGTCTGTAGATTTCGAGGTAACATTTCCACGTGGCAAGTTAGACGAGTTAGAATCCAAATGTGACGAACTAACTGGTGTGAATGGTATCGAGAAGTTGCTTAAGTTAACAACTAACCTAAGTAACACCAACATGCACATGTTCGATGCTGACCGCAAATTGAAAAAATACGGGTCAATTGAAGAGATAATAAACGACTTTTATAAAGTGCGTATGTATGTATATGGAAAACGTAAAGCATATTTGATTGACATTATAGAGAAGAAATTGGTTAAGTTATCTAACAAGGCAAGATATATTCAAGAGACACTGGATAATATTATAGACTTAAGACGTAAAAATGCCGTAGTAGTAACCGAGTTGCTTTGTGAACGAAAGTTTGATTTAATTGACGATGATTATAAGTATTTAATTAAGATGCCTATGGATTCGGTGACGGAGGAAAATGTAGCAATTATTATCAAGGATAATGAAAATGCTGTTAAAGAGTTGGAGTTATTGAAAAAGACGACTTTAGAGAATATGTGGTTAGATGAATTGGATACTTTAGAAAAGGAATATACAATTTATAAAAAATACCGTGAGATGATTCAAAATGGGGTTAGTAATAAGGTTAAGATTACAAAGATTAAAAAAGGTAATATTAATAAATAATGTTGTTCACGAAATCTATATAACTAACCTTACTTTATCACAAATAAATATAAGACTTCAAACGCATTATTACATATGATTAAAATAATTTATAAGTATTTATTGGTATGTCAGGTTTTATATACAGTTTTCACCATAATATAGATTTAGAAAATGTTTACGAAATCGGTGCAAATACAAGAACTACGGGATTCTTAATAAATAATGTTGACATAGGAAAAAGATATAAAGCACGTAGTTACGGTTACAATAAATATATAAACTTACTCGAATCGTCTAATGCAAACGATAGTATTTTTACATATAACTCAGTGAACATAAATAATTTTTTCCAGTTAAAAGACAGTAATTTTTTTAACCTCACGAACGGAACACGTATTGCGAACACTAATCACAATTATGTTTATAAATTTCTTGTAAACGGTTCTATTAGATTTAACAACAATACTAGGGTTTATATTGAAGCTATAGGTGGTGGTGGTGGAGGTGGGTCAGGTAACAACAGTCACTCCAACCCTTTTGATGGAGCAGGTGGTGGTGCAGGGGGTAGATGGTACGGATATATTTATTGTTTGGCTAATCACAATTACACCATCAATATTGGTGAGGGTGGTGACAGTTGGCCTGACATATCACGACCTGGTAACAATACCACTTTTCATGATCCTTTCTATTCTGTATCGCTTTTTGCATATGGTGGTGGTGAATCAAGAAACAAATATGGAAAATCGGGTGGTTGTGGTGGTGGTGGTTGTGGTTGGAAAGGAAGTGCAAGTGGTGGGCACAGCACCGGCGCAGGAAGTATGGCTAGAAATTATCAAACTATTAATTTTATAGATGCGTTTCACCCAGTAAAGGTAGAAAGCGCAAATCAAGACGGTAGACACAATGCAGCATGATCTGGAAACAACGGTGGTGCTGGTATAAATGCTAGTGGTGGTGGTGGTGGCGGAGGCATCGGTGAAGTTGGCAGTCAATCTTCTAACACAACTGGTGGGACTGGTGGTTCAGGGTTAAGTATATTCGGTGAAATGGTGGGAGGAGGAGGAGGTGGAGGTGGAGGTGGTGGCCGAAGTGATAGAGGTGGTATATCAGGTGTAGGAGGTAACGGTGGAGGTGGACGCGGTGAAGCAAACCAAGAGTGGGCATTGCAAGGTACTGATGGTACAGGTGGTGGAGGTGGTGGTTGTTCAAATAACGGAAATGTAGGTGGTAGAGGTGGTAGGGGAGTACTGTGGATTGCTTTTTGAGTAAATTTATACAATCGCAAATAATAAAAGCAAACATTTTATTTATTGAGTATTTATAAATAAAAATGAAAATCAATTACGATAAAATTTGATGTGATATCACATTGAATACCCATAGTTAATAAAGGTAACGCGTTTAACAAACTCGAAACATTAACTCGAGATGAAATTACAAAGCAGATAAATAATGATAAAAAAAATATGAATTACCAATACAAAACAATATTTGATTTATATTTTCATATTTTTATACAATATTTTATAAAAATTGAAAATAATATAATTGTGTTATATTAATAACAATTATACAACTTATTGTTATTATGTCTTCTCAACAAACCCCATTCTCTTATTTCGGACATACCACTGGTGTTGAAGAAGAAAATATCTGGTCGTCTAAATTGCTAGACCATAATAAATGCATAGGAAGCGGCATATTGAATAATTATCATATCATCAAATATAATTCAAGTGACCGTTTCATCTATAAGTCAAAGGACATGGTGAATTCTATGATGCCTAGTGGTGCTTGGTCAATCGAGATTGTCGATGATGAACATATTATCTTCAGTAAAGCACAGGAAATATTCGATATTCGCCCTGGAAAAAAACTCAATATCATTTTATGTAGTGTTCTATTTATGAATATATTTTATAATAATGTATTATCTTACTTGCTTATGTTTATATTTTGGTCGTCTATGTTATGCATTTATGACAATACAAAAATAGGCAACAATATTAACTCTTGGTCGTCACTCATACCACAAATTATAAAAATTATATATTATTTAATGAAACAGATCGATGAATTTATCGATGAATTGGGCGACTCTATTATATTTACTAACTATGAACCAGTCAAATATAACCTAATTGAGGACGTAGATGAAAGTGAAAGTGAAAGTGAAAGTGAAAATGATAGTGAAAATGAAAGTGAAAGTGAAAGTGAAAGTGAAAGTGAAAGTGAAAGTGTAAGTGAAAGTGTAAGTGAAAGTGAAAATGAAAATGAAAATGAAAATGAAAATGAAAATGAAAATGAAAGTGAAAGTGAAAATGATAGTGATAGTGATAGTCAAAATACCCATTCATCTATGCCGGATTTAATTGATAATTCGGCAGAAGATAATATTGATGCGTTCTATCCGACTATTCAAGCAACTCACAGAAACAATGATAAGTTTCTTAACTGGGTGAAAGGTGGCAACAATGGTATTATTACGAGAGATTGCTTAGACCAAGGGGATAGTGATGAAAATTGGTTGTATGCTTTTACTGAATTATTATGCGAATCAGAATATACATATGATGATATTATGAGTTTATTCATATGTGATACCGCGAAGTCTGAAGACAAAGAAGAAGAAGAAAAAGAAAAAGAAAAAGAAAAAGAAAAACATCAAGACCAAGACTGGGATACCGATATAAATCAAATCGAATATATAAAATCGATCAAAGGAGGGATGTGGTTGCGAAGTATGAGATAGTAATAGAAACAATTGTACATAATAAAATTTAGCGTATTTTAAGACCAAATGGATGGTTTTTTTTTATTTTAGCCATTGAATAATCGAATATGTACGAATATATTCGATTGTTCAAGAAATTAAATCTTTTTTTTATAAACTTTTTCCTACACATATTATAGATATGTCAACGCGCAAAACAAGAAAAAACTTACATACAAACTCCTATGTCGTTGCGATACCATCATACGACCGTCCAGAAGCAATAATAGAAAAATCATTAAAAACCCTTTCAGATGGAGGTGTCCCAAGAAGTTTAGTTCATGTTTTTGTAGCTAACAAAGCAGAAGAAAAACGATACAAAAATTCAATACCTAAACATATGTATGGAAAAATTGTTGTTGGTAAAATAGGCATAACAGAGCAACGAAAGTTCATTATAAAGCATTATCCAGAAAAGCAATCCATAGTTTCGATTGACGATGACGTAGAAGGAGTTTTCCAAAAGGTATCTGACAAAGAATTAAAAAAAATATTAGATGTACATAAATTTTTCATAAATGCATTTCAAACTCTAAAGAAAGAGAACCTATATATATGGGGCATTTACCCCGTATTTAATCCGTTCTTTATGAAGAATAAGACCACAACTGATTTGAAGTTTATCATAGGCACACTATACGGATTTATAAATCGTAAAACAAATACGATACAACCTTCATCAAAAATCAAAGAGAAGGAAGACTATGAACAGAGCATAAAATATTTTATCAAAGATGGTGGTGTAGTGAGATTTAATGATGTCACAATAAAGGCAAAAAAACACGCACCTGGTGGTCTAGGAGTAACAGAGGGACGTTTGGACGCAAATCGTGTTGCTGCTGAGTATTTAGAGGAAAATTACCCTGGTTACGTTAGCGTTTTCCATAGAGACAACGGCATGCATGAAGTCAGAATGTCGCGAATAAAGAGAAACGAAATACCCAAATGATTCTATATATTTGAATAATTCAAATGTATAGAATTACCTATTTCTTATTTTTACTTGTTTTATTTAGAATGAGAATCTTTTTACCTCCACCTATCTTGCGAACGGTATTATTATGTTTCTTTACAAATGCTGCGTTTTTACCACGGGTTCTCAACCATAATTTTTCTCTAAGGTAACAAACAATAGAAAGACGACGTGCGTCTTTGTCAATCATTGTAATAGGAAGATTGCCGTGCATTTCGTGAACATTCATGAATAACATATCACCCGTCCTAACGTCTACGCCTACACCATATTGTGGAAAGCATGTTTCTGAACCACTATATTTACCATCTTCAATAACTACTAAATTTCCAAAACCCTCTTTATCATCTCCTTTATCTCTATGTATAGACGTTCTGAAATTTACGTTAGTTGTAATAGTAGTAAACGCAGTATCTGGTATTTTAAACGCAGTTTCCTTTGCTTTGTTATTCTGCCTTTTGTAATGTTCCGGCGTATATTTCTCATAAAGACTATTAATCTCACGAATCAATGGTAATGTATTGTTGTATAATTCAGGAAAATCTCGATTAAATCTACACTCACGCACCTCAAGGGGAAGTTTATGCTTTGCGATACGAAAGTTTTTCTTTTGGGTTGGTGAGAACCTATCAAAATACCCGAAAATATTAGTCATTATTTTCGGGTTGTCATATACATTTTTAGATTTACTACCCGTAGCACTACCTCTGTTACTTGTAGGAGTTAATGCGAATTTAATTATATTCTTATAAAAAGAGGTTGTATGTTGTTTTGACAGAGATTTTTTTCTAAATTTAAGCAATAAACCGCCTTCTTCTGTATAGACATCGGCGTCATCTTTTATAATATCATTTATCATAGACGCAGTTACAAATTTATTTAACAACTTACTTTCAGCTTCAGAATCACTTATATCCTTTTTTACAGTATATGTTTTGACTCCTTTTATTATTTCTGTTTTAATAATAGCCATATTTGTTATTATGATATATATAATAACAGAAAAAAAAACACACTTTTACAAGTCGAGTAATAATTGATTTTTCGAAATAGATTCAATAAGAAATACGCAGATGAATAGTAACCGCATTTATGTAATTGTAACAATCCGATATAGACCCAATTTTACAAAAACAATACTATAACAATATAATAAATAACTTATAGGATAGCTAAAAACCTAACCTGGCAAACAGACTAAGAGGTTCAGCCACATCCTGTTTCGATTCTACTAAATTCTGTTTCGGCACTATTATGTCCTCTTCTGGTATTTCAAGTGTTCCTGTAATTGTGTCACATTCATTAGTTTTTGTATTGCGTCGAGTTCCATTTTTGCATTTTTGTTGTTTATTAATTTCCCCAATAGTAACCTTAGGTTTTTTTACTACCGATTCTACTGATACTACAGATACCATCTGCGTTGATGGGTTTAGTGGTTGGTTCTTGCTAATACTTTCACAATTACCTGTTTTCTTATTACGCCGTGTTCCATTTTTACATCTTGCTTTTTTTGTTGTTTGTTTCGCAACTAAAGGAATTGCCGTATTCGCAGAAATTAAATCAATGACACCATTAGTACTTTTGTCCTTGTTTTTTTGTTTAGAAACTAAAGGAATTACTGTTGTAGGTGAAGGAATTGCCGTATTCGCAGAAATTAAATCAATGACACTAGTACTTTTATCGCGCAATGCATTCGTTGCGAATTTACTATCGTTCGTTTTTTTTACAGAATATGGAAATGACGTTATATTTTTCAATTCGTTAACTAGATTGTCGATATCTATTGGTTTGCCTGCAAATTCGGGTGAATACAGATATCTAATAACCAGCAATCGCAATTGTTTTAATACGACGGGTTTTTTCACGAATATAGTTTCATAATGCATTAAAATATCATAATATACAGTCATCAGACCCCATATATCACAATTTCGCATACATACTTCATTGAAATATTTTAAATCATCGAATGTCTTGGTTATTGGGTTTATAAAGTTTACTACTGCTTCTGTAAGATAACTGGATAGTAAATTATAAAGAAAGAAATTCTTTTCGTTTGGTATTTCGAACAATTCTTTAATACTTTTGGACACATAATTGATATGTCCTCTTTCTGATTTTGAAAAATATTTCACTACAATCTTATGAATAATTGGAGATAATAGTGGTTTAATTGTTTGTTTATAATTATTATCAAAACTTATTTTTTTTAACTCTAAGTTAATATGATTCATTATTTTCTTGTTAAACAATACCGTACTGAATGGTAAATTAAATTGAATAGGTCTAGAAGTAGACCCACTTGGTATCGTATTATTCTTTGAAATAACTGATAAACCCCAATCTATAATTCGTAATTGAGAACTATCGTCAATTAATATGTTAGCTGACTTTAAGTCAAAGTGTAAAATTCCTAGTTTGTTCATTGGTACAATTGCATCTGTTAGTAATTCAAGAATACTATTGTTTAATTTTCCAAGCTCTGGTATTGTTTTATTAAGTTTAATGGCGTGTGAGAGGTCCGAACCACCATTGGTCATTTCAATAATTCTAACTGAATCTAACGTTGTGTTTAATGAATCTGAAGTTATTCCTATCTTTGTTAAATTCTTACATTTATTTTCAAAATTTATCAAATCATCTTTCGTTAACGAATCTGGTTCGCACATTTTTTCAGGGAATATGAAATAACGGGCATACGTCTCCATGCCAATATTCTTTTGTAATATAGATTGTATTTCTTTTGCCTCATTAAATTCGGTTTCTGCGTTATCAGTTGTTAATAATTTACTAACTACCTTTCCTACAGGTCGGACAGACCCTTTGCATTTAAGCGGTGGTAGAAAAACACATCCAAAACCACCACTTGCTATAGCTGCTCCACCTAAACTAAAATTATTTTTCGATTTTTTCATATATTGTATTCGTATATTATATATATATTATATTTACATCCATTGCTTGACTTCTAACTGTTTGTAATCACGATCATGATTCTTAGGTAATTCAAGAGGAACAATTAGAGTACTTTGGTCTTGCATATACTTCTCATGCGAGACAGCAGCATTATAAACTGACGGGATAATATATTCTAACACCATTTTATTTAAGCGGTCTACCTCTGCTGTAATATTTTCTCCTTCGTTTGCGTTTTCTAAAAAAATACTACGCATTATAGTCTTTAGATTATTAATGTTTTGAGCAGGAACCATATAAGTTTGTTTAGACATATTGTAAACGCCTACACGCATATCTTTCTGGACCATATCTATATTGTCTGCACAGAAAAACACCCTTGATAACATCGTTTCTTCTAACATTCCCGATAAAGCATTACTGTAATCTGTCGCTTTATTTTTGATTGCGATTCGTTCAGTCATTTTGAAGAGAATTTCTTGATTAGGAGGTTGTATTATATTGACGCGACCATTATATCTTTCTAAATTTAAAATACGATTTGGTTGATGTATTGATTCTGGCGTGTTCGAGTAATTAGACATATTATATAATATTAAAACATAAAATATTTTTACTTTGTAAACTTATAGGTAAAATATATTTAGTATATATAAATGGAAAGATTTCATAAAATTACATTGCTAGTAGCATCTGTATCATTAATTGTCATTTTATTGATTGCAAGTATGTTAATATTGAAAGATAAGCGCAGTCAAAAATTTCCTACGTCTCAAAGTAGTTATCCCGATGGCTGGACATTGCAAAACCAAAAAATAACTCATAATTCTTTTGATGCTAATGGTCCCAATAGTGGAATAAATTCATATACTGTATCTGACAACATATGTGTAAATAAACAATGGGCAGATCGTGAAGGCGTTTATTGGGACGGAGTAACCACATACAATGGATGTTAAAAAAATAACGTATTATTTATTATTATACGTTATTTACGAATTAAATATTAGAAACAAATTTTTTAACAATAGGTTCTTCCGCGTAATTCTCTTCCTGTCTCGAAATATTAACATCTATTAACACCAATTTGTCGTCAATCATTTCCATAACATCATATTTAAGTCGTCGCAAGTTCTCAATTTCAGGCATTAATTCAGTTTCGTAAATATTTACAATAACCTTTAGTATGCTTGTATTGCCGTTCTCCTTATATTCAACCGTAAGCATTTTGATTTTCTGATTAATATTATAAATAACAACTTGCAGTTTTTTTATATCGTCTGTCTGTTTTGTGTTATTGTATATGTTATTAAAATTTTTCAATTCAGTATTATATAAACTACTGTCTATTTCATAACGTTTAATTGTCTCTTTAAATATGCGTGAAGCAGTATCTTCACTGATATACTCAAATAACGCATCCATTTTTTGTTTCACAATTATCCGTTTTGATTCGTCGAGAATCTCGTCTATTACACCCAAATATGTTTCCGATAAAATATAACTCCCACGAGTCAATTCAATATTAAATTTACAAGGGTTCTGTGGATTTCCGCAAGATGCAGTATAACTATCACTGGTTATTTTAAATGACATTCCACCAGATTTACGACAATTTAAACATTTGGGAATAACCGACATTGAACGCCGCTTAGCATCTTTTTTTGTTTTACCCTTTGCGAATGCCTTACGTTTCTCTTTGAATAACTCGCTTTCATATTTTTGTTTGATTCTAAAATAATTATCAAGTGCTTCCGCGTAATTAATTTTATTTAAAATGTCTTTCGTAGTAACTTCTTTATCGGAAACATTTGTATCATACAAAGAAAGTGAATTATTATCATTCTTATAGTTTACTAAAGAGTTAGGTTTATTTCGAACTATAAGCAAACTATTTGACGAAGCGTGTAGTGTGTTTAGTTTACTAACTCCGGATAAGTCTAATACTTTAAGATTATTTTTTTCACAATAAAGTTCTTCTAAATTTTTAGGTAAATTACTTATAGTTTCGAGACCATTGTCTTCACAATGTAACACAACAAGAGAAGAGGCCTTCATAAGGTCAAGCTTCGTAATACTATTTTCACGAATGTCTAAATGAGTAAGAGAACCAGGTAAATCTACGAGGTTTTTCAATAAATTATGAGGACATTCTATAACTTTCATATAACCGGGAATGTTTATTAAACTCGTCAGTTCACCCTCCCTAAATACCAGATGAACAAGATTATTATATTTTTCACTTTTTATTATAGACAGGTCTAAATCACCGTGTAGTTCAAATGGTATATTCAACCGTTCAATTTGTTGCTTATGCTCCATTAGTAAATTATTAAACATTATTTGAGCAGTATTGTTATTGGCGATAATGTCCTCGCGTATCTGTTCTATAATACTCGTCTCGCTTGAAGACATGTTTATATTATATTATATTATATACATTCATATAATTGTATTTACAATACATTATTATTCATTACTGGCAAATGAGTAATAGTACTAGTGCTATCGGGTCGTTTAACAGTTTGATATTGTTTTATTTTAGACATAATGTAATCCTGGTCTCGTCTTAATTTATTGGCTTCTTCATAAGGAGTCATTTTTTGTTTCCTACAACAGTATAACACTATAGTCACTACGATAAAAAACAATGAATAACCAATGACGTTAAATACCCATTGCCGAATGCGTCCTTTTTTTTCATTACAAAAATTCAATTTATCTTGGATGATATCCAATACATTTGATTCTATAAGATTCATACTAAATGCTTTACATTATATATTTATAAAAAACGGTTACATTTGACAAAAACAATAACATTACAGTATATAACACGTATTAATGAATGATACAGTTGAACTATTTGGAAAAAAACCAGATGATACAAAAGATAGTAGCACAATAGAAGGTTTAACAAAAAAAGAAGGATATGGCTTTATTGTTGGTATTTTAGTATTGTCTATTCCACTTGCTGTATATTTTATGAAAAAAATATACGATATTCCATACAAACTATTTACAGCAGATTTCAAGACAATCCTTAAGGAACCAGATTATAATAAAGCAACATTCACAGAATTATACACTGATTTCAGTCTTATTTTAAAGAATAACAAAATGCTATATCACAAATGGGTTTTATTATTGTTTATTTGGTTTGCGTATATGGCATTCATGGTAAATCCAGAAGATGCGAACATTAAAGAACCTTCCAAATTAGTAACGGCAACTATTGTTGGTGCTTCGATGTTTATATTGAAATTTATTCCCAGTATAATAGGTTTTTTTGAAAATACTTTTGGATATTTCTTTGTTAATCTTTTTAGTAGTCCGAACTTAACATTGTCTTTACAAAATAAACAATTCAAAGGTGATAACGCCACTATAAAACTAAATCAATTACTAAACATATTCGACGTTGAAAATTTAGGCGTGAAATTCAACGAAATAGGATTATACGATAACAATAACAATAATATAAAACCAGTAAATGATGGGTCATTGTTCGCTATATTTGAAACATCAAACAATAATAATGTATATGATTTTTTTGAACGTTTATTGAATGCATCAATAATGAAACGAGCAATTGGTGAAACTACCATGCTAGTTTTTACCACCTTTATAACTATCAGTTTATTCAAACAGTATTAAAATATGTATAATATTAACCAAACGAAAAAACAATCCTAATAAAGTATATACATGTCATCTATATCTGATATGCCAAATCCGTTTAAAATGTTAGACCTAGAACGCCAAAAAAAAATGAAATCTATAGACGGTAATTGTAATGAATGTGTAGATAAAAACATAGAGGGTATGGCATCTGAAATAATAATAAATAACCGCGACATATTGTTTGTGAGTACCATAACGTTTATGTCTACTATGTTCATTGCTATATGTATAATAGGGAAATGGATTCCAATTGAAATTATAAAAAACTTCAATGTAATAAATGTTAAATGGGTCCTCATTATACTAATGGTTTTTATTGCGTTTTCCTATATACCAGTATGGTTTCATAGAAACAAATTTGGAAAGAATACCGATCAACAGTTCGTTGATAAAAACGATAAACTCAAACACCCATATATATGGATACCTATATTGGTTGGTTTCGTAATGTTCTTGATGAGATTTATGCCAGGAACACCCGATACATCAGCTTTAATCGGGTACTTTGAAAATACTATTGGACATTTTATATTTTTAATAAAAAGTGCTTATCACGGTGGTATGAATAACTGGATACGCAGTGATAATTTCGAAGCATTAACTATAAAGAACGGTGATAGAGTATCAAATAATTTCAACCCTTTGATGTCTATATTTAATTTAAACAATTATGAAAAAATAATTAAGGACCAAATGCGAACTGAGAGTGAAAAAATAATCAATGAACAAACACCAACAGAGAGTGATAATGAGTTTCACTATGTAAGTGATTTTTTTATTTCACTCGAACACAATGATGGAAAAAAGACCAAAGAAGATTTTATTGAATATGTAAAAAATGAAACTATCAATAAAAGAGTGATAGGTGAATTAACGCTACTTATCACAACAACCCTAATATCCACTGGATTACTCAAAATGGTGTATACTTAATTTGTCTACACTAATTCAAAATATGTATAATTGAATATATTTTGAATTCATCAACAGAACATCAACAAGTATAACACAGATAAATACGACAAAATTGCCAAAATAATTGCAACAAGCCATATAGGTATTACGGTCTTATGCTTATAACCCACACCAAACTGTCTAAAACCTCCTTCATTGTTATATATAAAAACTGGTTTGGTTATATGGACAATTGTAAATAATATTAAGAATATCAATACTGCAATATTTAATTTATTGACTTTTACAAATTTCATACTTACTAAACTCATTCGTATTTATATTATAAAATTATAATATTTTATCTCGATTATTGTTTATACAGACAACATTCAGTTATCGCCAAAGTCGTTATCTTCTGGAATTTCATTATAATAATTACCATCGGAATAATCGTCACCTAGGGTTCTAAGGTCATTCGCTTCTTCGTCATACTGGCGGTTTATATCTCGTTCCATAATTGCTTCCAGTTCATCAACATCTTCTGCTATTAAGTTATCGTCATCCATTTCGGTACGTTCTCTATCATATGTATTTTTATCATAATGGACTAACCCTTTTTGTAGTCCGATGTTCCATCGTCCCATTTTGTATTTCTTCAAAAGATTTTCTACTCTACGTACATCGTTATCCAATTTCCCTAAATCCTGTGTAACTATCTTCTGTTTTTCCTTAACTTTGGAATTATGTATTTTTTTAGATATATCAGGGTATGACATATATGATTTACGTTGATTATCTTGCATTTCCATGAATAATAATAATACGGATGCGACACGCCTTTTTAAGTCACCCGCATCATTTGGTGTTATGTCGATTTCCAACAATTCATCTCTCTCGTCATCAATGTCGATCGCGCGGGTTTGAATTGTTATGTCCTTATTATTTTTTATATCATTTCTTGCCTGTGATTTTTTCAGTTCTATATCACAATTTAACATATCAATGTCATTTGCTGAGGAAATGTATTCATACAAAACAGATAAAAACAAGTAGCCATACATATATCCCATGGTAGCACTATCAAAGAGTGAATAGAATTCAGTCACATCGATCTTGCCATTTATGTCAATTTCTTTAAAAATGCTCAGATGTTTTGGCATAAAAGACAATACTTTGTAAATATCTCCTGTATTATATGTTATATTTTGCAGGGTGTTTACCAATGTTTTGTCACCATGAAACTGTAGAATACCATTCCAGTGGTTTTCAATAACTTTCGATAAGTCCCTTATATGAACTCCCGACAAATTCCAGTGTTTCGCAATTTTATTATATGTTTTACCTGACAATATTATCTCAGGATACACTTTTGTAAAGTAATATATGGAATTTTCTATGCCTGAAATATTATTCAGTATATCGTTGGATGACTTATTATCGGATGAATATATAGAGAGTAATGAATCTTGTATCTTATCGAATTTAGACTTATTCAAATTCCCGTATTCTTTAATAAATGTTGTGATTTCTTTGAACATTTTTTTATTAGAGGCAAATAAATATTTTTTAAATTCAGTTAATTCAATTCTCTTTTCAGATACCATAGTATTTTTTTTATATGTTTTTAAGACATTTCTCAAATGTCTTCTGAAATTGGTGTCTACACTTTCAGAATCACTCATATCAAGACTTTCAAGTATATCATACATTACATCTACTTGAGTGAAATATTCTACTTTTTCTACTTTTTCCATAGTTGATTGGCGTATAATTCGTGCTAAGTGATTTAAATCCCCTATCCCAAATTTTTTACCGTTCCTTTTAAGAAAGTCTATTTGGTCATTTATTGAACCTTGTTGTGGAAAATCGTCAAGTTTTTCACCAGATACAATCTTGTACGAATCAGGAACGGGTAATTCATTATCAAAATTACAGTGTTTTATTATATACGCGTATATATGCTCTTCAGTGGTTTGCTCTTTAACTACTATTCGTTTTATTCCTGTAAATTCATTATGAAATAATGTAGATGGTCTAGTATATCTTTTTATTTCGTTTAACAAATCGCTAATAGATTTTGACGCAGTAATAGTCTGTTGAATGATCGGGTTTTTATCAATGAAATAATCTATAGCCCTTTCGCTATTATTATTACAACAACCATTTTCTAAAAATGGTACATTGGCATTCGTTTTAAGTAACGGTTCTTCTTTAGATACGACGGCGTTAATATTAAGCGCGACGGAAAAACCAAATAACGATGACTTACTTTGTATTATATTTATTTTTTTTAGCTGGTCGTTGTGACCTCGTTTAATTGTATCAAGAAAATTGCGTTCAAAATCTCGCGTAAGTGGTTCTACTCTCGAAATTGTTAAAGGCACGATCGGTGGTAAAAAATGTTTCCACTTCTCAATGTTATGCTCTTCTGGAATGAATTGCTCGGGATTTTCTGTTAAAAATAGTCTTTTTTTTGTGTATAAATCTGCTATATCGGGACGATTTGCGAATATATATTTATCAATAATTTCCACAATTTTAGGCACATAAATATCACCGTTTAATTTTGAAATAGCATCCCATGGCTTGACCGAACTTTTCAATTTATACATAACACACGCAATATACTCAATACCTGACTTGTCTTCTACACCCGAAGTCAATGGATAACCATCAAATGAACTTGTACATCCTGGGAATGTTTTCTTGGAACGAATACCTGGGACTATAGTTTGTATATTAATAAGCAATGATGCCGCTACTATCCATAGTATATTTCGATTCCTGTATATTTCATAATTTATACCTTTTTTACCGGTTTTCTGTGCTTTTCGTTGAATTTGTTCGTCATATTTTATTTCATTCAGTATTACGGATTCGATTAATTCATTCGAGAGACGTATTACACCTTCTTCTATTAAATCGAATGTAATACCCATACTATTTGATATTGTATACGCAATATTGTATATTGTAGTATTCAATTCATTTTCGTATACGGGTTTCGTATATTGTAACATAACATCTGTTATTTGTAGAGTCATATCTTTTTCCATTATATCGTGTGTTTGAATGACAAACCCTTGCTCGTTATATGTGTCTTGTGTTAGAAAATCTATTTTTCGTAATATATATCCACTATATTTATCGACGATAGAATCGCCATCATCACTCAATGTTCCGTAAATCGAACATATTTCATCCAGTTTATTTGCGTAATTATTTGGTTTTAAAACGAATTCACGAGCAAGTTTAGCAATAGAAATAGGCATAATAGGTGTATTACTGTCTTTACAATACATCCAATTCATATTTTCTTTCATATCTGCTAGTGGTTCTCTAGAATATTCGTATACAAACTTATTAATATAACCTTGTCGTGTCATAAAATCATCTAAACCCATTATTGTCTTACGAAGTCCCTCGTGTGGTGATTTTATTATGTCGATAGAGGAAACCGTTTTACCATAATCATAGGCAAAATTATTATATTTATTGTCTTTCATATCTTGTAACATGGTATTCTTACGTATGTTTTTGAAATCGTTCATGAGGTCTTGTTTAATCCTCTCGTCTAGTTGCTCCAATGAAATATCCATACGATTCTCGAATTCCTTCACCATTCGTGTTTTATTCAGGTGTTCAATACGCTTCTTAGAAAAACTAATTGATTCACATAGAGAATTAGAGGATTGTTTATAGCACTTGTCTACCAAGTTACAAAATAACACATTTGTATCAATAAACACTTCTGGGTCAATCGATTTATCATATATCCATACATTATTTTTACGTTTATAATACCCCTGTTTTTTTCTGGTTTCAGATTCAATTTCGTTTGCCTTCTTCTCCTTTGGTGTAAGAAGCGTCTCGTCAATGTCCTTTCCATATCCTGGTTTCAACTCTAATATAGCATATTCACCGTCACTTATAGGTTTTTTTCCAGCTATAAGTATTTCTGCCATAGTATTACTATAATCAGGTTTGACACCGTGTTTTTGCATTAGGTTCTCTGCAAGAAATTCTTTGAATAAAGAGGGTTCCATATCTTTATTTTCATTTTTATACAAATCCATTATTTCATATGGTGTATCATCATAAACATCATCATAGTATATTGGATCACTTGTATTGTCGTTCTGTAGTTCATTTAAAGTGTTGTATTTCTTGGTAAGATATCTACGCAAACAATCCGTTGGTTTTATCTTGGCGTTCTCTCCTTCATCTTCAATATCTATGGGTTGAAATCCATTCAATAACTGTTCAGGGGTCGTTATATTTCTAATATTCATCGATGTTATTATATCAGATAACAATGTCAAATTGTCGTCCTTTATCAATTTATTTAAAAATTCGCTATTTCTAAATTTCACACTATCATTTACATTGTATCCATCTTTAAATAAGTCCATTAATTCTGTATTATTAAACAGCAATCGTTCAATTCTCAACATCTGTTCATCTTGGGATGTTACAGATGATAAAATTGTTCGATATGTTTGTGATTTTTCCATGAAGTTCTTATTGAAATCTTTAATAAGAGTATTGATAGTGAATCTTAGTTCATTGTGTTGTTGAAACGAAATATCTTTATTATTAATCATATAAGGTTGGAGTTCTTTTATAAAACTATGTATAGTCAAACGATTTTTCACTCTATCCCTTATTTCTCGAATGAGATTTCTCGTTTTCGGAATAATAGTTTGTAAAAACTTCTCGTATTTTTTAGGTTCCTCATTATATTTTTCATCAAGAGTATAATGTTTAATATCATTGATAAATTCACTATCTTCGGTGTTTTTTTCAGTATCCAAATCAGTTATATTATCATTTTTTATTAAAGTGTTACGTTTTAATAAGCGGAAAAGTGAAACGAATAGTTGCGAATACTGTGATTTCTTCAAAATATTTGTTGATATTATATCCACCTTTGAGAATTCAACACACTCATTTGGTAATATAATCAATGATTTAATATTTATTTCATCGTCTGGCGTCATATTATTACGAATGAAAATAGTCTTTCCGGACTTCATTAAAAAACTGTCTTGTTTTTGAAGACCTAAATTGTAACGTTGTATAACAAATCGTTTTTGCGCCAATTTACTTTTATTACCATTTACTTTAACGATGGTGCTATAGAAATTTCCAAGATTGTCTATTATAGCGTCGAACTCAGAACTAACCCTTGTTTTATTAATTAATGAAGTATCATCATTTACTGTATTAAAATTGTTATTATACTTATCCAAATCGGAGTAAAGTTTAAAATACTTGTTTGCACTCACACTGGCGTTATTCTTATACGAATCGTATATTTCGCTTTCACGTGACATAATTTGCTGTTGGTCTAACATATTTACGTCGATATCTTCGTCATCATCATTATTTTGGTCAATGTACACATTTGACTGTTGTTGAACTACTGGTATGATCCATCTAATGTTTTTGTTTATTTTTGTGAGTTTTTCTACTAACGGCTTCCATAGTGGTCCATTATAAATATAACCTACAACATTATCATTATTGTCAAATCTAGAAAATTCCTTTCTTAGTTCTTTAAATCGATTAATCAATGTTGAAATGTTAGTTCTAACTTTGTCAGAACGTTTGTTATCGGGTATAGTAGATAATAATTCATCCATCATGTCATTCGTCTGAATTTCGAGTCCATATTTTTGTTGGTGTTCTGGTATTTCTATATCTTGTGTTATGTCATCAAGTTCTTCCCCGAAAATAATACTATTTGCGTCGTTATACATCTCATGTAATACATCTCTTATACTTTCGTCGGGAACTGCGTTTTCTGGAACATTGATTATCATTTCACCATCGTCAGTAGATTCAAATAATCCTGGTTCTATTGCCTTTTCAATTTCATCTTCATACAATTCTTCTTGATTTGTAGTGTTTTTCTTAAAATTGGTTTGTGCCTGATTCGGTTTTTCTCGAATGACAAATTTTTTGAAAGGAATGTCTTTCGGAATACCTTTGTAAGCAAAATCTATATATATTACATCTCCTTCTGGAAAGGTTGTAACTTCAATCATATCTTCTTCTAAATTTGTAATTTCACCAGTGATAATAACTGGTATATCACCACCGATGTGTATGTCCAACCACGTATGTGTATGTATATTGTTCTGTTTAGCATAACCATTCAATTCGCTTCGATTTAATAAATATATTGCGATAATAGACTCATCTGTTAATTTATTTTCTTTTATAAATAGTGTATATGTTTTCATAGAGGCTACATTAATAATTTCCAATTCATTATCGTCTATATACGTTATGTAATAATTATTCTGATGATACTCATCGTTAGACGGAGACGATATCTCTATTATATCGCCGTATTTCAATTGTATTGATTGCTCATTTGAAATCATTGCTTATTATTATATATATATTATATATTATATCTTTATTCCACATGATTACATAAGGATATATATTTCTAAAATTTATATTTTTTTTATAAAACACGATTTTTTTATAAAAAAACACAAATATTTATAAAAATTGAAAAATAAAATTATCTTACTTATGTTAAGTATTCACAACAAATCAATCAATCAACAAACTAATACAACAATGAATACAATTAACGTTTCTACACAAAACATTTTAAATGTTCCAGAAATGAACAAGAAGGTCTACAATCAAGGAGATACTGATTATACAATTTATAATTATAAAAAAAAAGATGAGGAAAAAACAACTCAAGGTAACGGTAACAGTAACGGTGGTGGTTTAAATGGGGTTCAATCTGAAACATTCGTGGAAGATTTATGTAAACTAATGGACGATGATGAGGATTTCAGCAAATGGATAAATAACTATGGGGCACAAGGAAGAATTTTAAAACCTACGTGTGACTTCTTTCTACAACTACCAAGTCTCAAACTCGAGAGAGATACTTGTGAACCAAATTGTTGTAAAATCGCCAAGTTATGCAAAGATAAAGATATTTCAGTTAGTGATTTGGTCGTTATTTATAAAACGGATGCAAGATATCACGGATTAAAAAATTATCGTTCTATCATTACATGTAATGATAGCATAGTTGCTATCGCACCATCTAAATCATTTCCTATAGAATCATTTAAAATCGGGGATACAAACAGTTTATTCGATTTTACTCAACAAATTTATGCTAATGAGGTAATTGAAGGCACTATGATAAATCTATTTTATAATAAATTCATTAATAGTTGGGAAATTGCTACAAAATCTGCTATCGGGGGCAATTATTGGTATTATAGAACTCAATATGACGGTTCAAGTGAATTTGACAAACAGATGACTTTTCGTCAGATGTTTATGGAGGCATTAGGTGAAGAGTCCAATTCAAATTTGAATGATTCCAGAGTGGTATCTAAATGCAACGTAGATTTTAATTATAGTTTTGTTCTACAACACCCAAATAACCATATTGTTATTAATATCGAGAAACCTACACTTTATTTGGTAGCGGGTTTCAAGATTGAAAGGGATACTATAACTTCTTATTCTCTTGGTGATATGGTACTCAATGCTTTTGAATATGGTTCGATTGACAACTTACCAATATTATTACCATGCATAGTAGATATCAATGGAAAAAATGTACAAGATATATGTAATTATTCTGAAAAATATAACACAGGAATAATGATTCACAATAGAATAAATGGAAATCGAGTAAAGATTCCAAACGTATCATATGAACGTGTAAAGGACATTAGAGGAAACAATCAAAATATTCACTATCATTATCTCAGTTTATTCGAAACAGGAAAGGTAAATGAATTCTTATTCGAATTCCCAATGTACAAACGATTGTTCTATCAATTCTATAGACAATCGTATGACTTGATTAAGGAAATTCATAATGCATATGTTTCGTATTACGTTAAGAAAATGGGTAAATCCATTCGCATTAGCAAATCTATATTCACACACATTTATAATTTACACAATACATATTATATTCCGACAATTGACAGTGGACATCCTACTATAGTTACGCGTGATATCGTATCTAAGTATTACAACGCAATGACCCCAAAAGAGAAACTATATCATGTGAGTTACAAGACACGAGAGTATGCAAACGCACTCAAACAGAGTAATAATAATAAAGGTAATGATGTCGCATCCGCATCATGTTAAATTGACAATAAACAATACACAATACACAATAAACAATACACAACAGATGATAAAAAATACACAACAGATGATAAAAAATACACAATAGATGATAAAAAATACAAAATAAACAATAGATGATAAAAAATACAAAATAAACAATAATTTAAAAATGGTTGTTCTTGAACAACTATTTTTTTATACAATTAACACACAAATTATACGTCCTTGTTGCGTATATACACCTTCGATCATTTAAAATGGGACAAAATACCTTCATAATATAATAATTTTGTATTATATCATAAAACATCATATTCGGTTTTGTGATTGTTTGTAACTAATATAGTATCCTATATTATAATATATTAGTATTTTTTTTGTTCCGTATTACTTCTGATGTATATTGAATTAATTATTCATAATGAATTGTACAACTCGGATAATTTGCATAAGTTTTGAATATATTTGAGAGAATGGTCTTTGTTTAATGCGCTCATCTCACTTATAGGTGACCGCAATGAATCAATGGACTTCATAATATCTTGAGAGTTCGATACTCCATTTAAATCTTCACAGTAATTCTTATTAATAAAAAACTCTAAATCGCCAGAATCAATTCTCTCCTTGTATGGTGCATAAATACATGAATACCATAACTTAACAATCAGCGTAACGTTAACTTTTCGTGCCATTCGAACCATGTTTTTTGATGATTTAATATCAGCATTGTCTGGAAATACGTTTATTATATCTTCGATAAATTCGTCAAAATGTGTATTAAATGCTTTAAGTGAAACTGATTTAGTCGCCATTTTATATAATAATTGTTTAAGTCTTTATATATTTTTTCACAATGTAATTGTTTTCAAATCTTCGAAAATTTACAGTAGTTTTTATTAATTTACAAAATTATTGGATTTTTATGCAATATAGAACAATTGTAGTAAATAATTTTATAATTCAGGTACTTGATATTGATACTGAGGAGTTGAATTTTTCATAGGTACATCCGAATTTCTTTGTTGTTGGAGTGTATCTATAGTTACTTCATTGCTTACTTTATCTGGTTTGTAAGTATCGGGAGGAGTCGCTATCATGGCACTTGTATTACTAACTGGAACATAGTTATATAATTGGCGTTGTCCTCCCATTCCTTTTGCACTGAGTTCGTCTGGTGACATATCATAAAATGTAAATTGTTCTGATACTATATTCGAACCACCAGATGATGACTTTAAAGAATATGAACTTGGTTCACTATCGCCGAAGTTTACTGATTCTAATTTCTTTTTTATCTCAGGTTCATAATGTTTTATAATATCACTTCCTAAAACAATAGAATAACCTTTATTTATTAATAGTAATGCGGGAACCGATGAAAGATTAGGTGGCATCAATACCTGTTTTCCATCATCTAATTGTATAAACGTTTGATTTGTATTTGTATTAAGCTTTCTTTTGTCAATGCATATACAATTTAGTTTTTCTGCAATTCCACTTTTAGATAAAAAATCTAAAACCTTTTTACAATGCTTACAATAATTTGAGTAATATAAGTTATCCATTCGGTATATATTTTGAGTTAATAAAAAAATATATACATTTTAACGATTATTGTGAATTAGTCTGTTCATAAACTATTGCTACACATAGTATGGAGTAGTCTATTCTGGAAATAGAAAATTCCATATCCTAGCAATACCATTGTGGAATTCGCGTAAAACACACTGGTACGCTTCTTCGCAATCGCTAAGCGAATCATGGTTAAAAAAGCAATTATGAAAAAAACGAATCCGAAGACAGATAAATAATAGAAATAAAGACAATATTCTTTATCCAAAGGACCAAAAAGGGATTTCATTACGTCGTTCATTGTCTGTATATACTACAATTATATAATTTACTATTGTGTTGCTTAAAACAGATGGTAATTAATGAGTTTTTATGAAGTAATTGAAATATACTTGATCGTGACAAATGCTTATAAAAATAAAAATCGAACGCACATTCTTTGAATTCTAAATATTCCAATTTGTAAATTAATATTTCGAATTAACAATGTAAAAATAAATATACCTAAATATTATAGTAACCTCATGGACGAAAATGTTATATGGAAAATGCTAGATACATACTTTAAAGATGCTCCCGATAGTTTAGTTAGTCATAATCTTGAATCGTATAACGAGTTTTTCAAAACTGGTATATATCAGATATTTAAAGAGAAAAATCCAATACAACTTGAGTCAAATTATGATAAATCTACAGATGATTATAAGAACAAATGTAAGATATATCTAGGTGGGCGTGATGGAACGAAAATAACATTTGGTAAACCAATTATATACGATTCGAACGACGATTCTCATTACATGTTTCCAAATGAAGCACGCTTACGCAACATGACATATGGTATGCCCATTCACTATGACGTTGAAATTGTATATACAGATATTCTCGATGATGGTGAAGTTCGTACGCTTGGCGGACAACAATCAAATCTTGACGAGTTTAACGAAACGAATCACGACTATAAACAGTCATATTTGTTTAAAAATTATAAAAAGGATGGTGGCTTGAATAATGTTCCATTAAATGAGTCACAAGAACTGACCGTCGGCGGTGCCCGTAATGATAATTTACAAGTGAGAGAATATGAATACACTACAAATCAAGCGAAGGAGGTACGAGAAAATGTAGAGAAGTCAATGAAAGGTAATAATCTATATGAACGTGTAGAGACAATTGAGAACGTATATCTAGGTAAATTTCCTATTATGGTTCAGTCAGATTTCTGTATATTGAATAAATTAACACCAGAAATACGCTTCACTATGGGAGAATGTAAACAAGACATTGGTGGATATTTTATTATAGCAGGCAAGGAAAAAACCGTGGTTTCACAAGAAAAATTTGCCGATAATATGTTATATATACGAAAGTTTATAAAAGACGATGACGACGAAGACGAAACTGAATTAGAATATTTATACTCTGCTGAAATCAGAAGTGTTTCAGAGAACCCATCAAAACCTATTCGAAAATTCTCCATTTCTCTGGTAGCACCAAATGTGAAGTATACTAATAATAATATAGTTGTTAATATCCCGAATGTTAGAAAACCTGTTCCGCTATTTATTGTTATGCGTGCTCTTGGTATTTTGAGTGATAAAGATATAATTTCCACATGCTTATTGGATTTAGATAAATATGAACCATGGATAGACGATTTTATACCATCTGTTCATGACGCAGGAGGCATTCTCACACAAGAACTAGCCATTTATTTTATTGCCTCACTAACAAAAGGCAAATTATATGAACACGGATTAGAAATTTTATCGGACTACTTATTACCTCATATAGGAGAAACCAATTATAAAGAAAAGGCATATTTCTTGGGTCATATGACTTTCAAAATGTTATCTGTTATGAATAATATCGAATTACCAACTGACCGTGATAATTTTAAATATAAACGAATTGAATTGGTAGGTTCTCTTATGTATGAACTATTTCGTGATTATTATACTGAGCAACAAAAACATATTAGGTTAGAATACGATAAGCGACTTAACTTAAATCTTAATTTATACGCGTCTGATTTATCTGGAATGATAAATACTTATAAAAATGAGATTTTCAGAGAACGCATCATAGAAAAGGGTTTCTCGAAAGCATTTAAAGGAAACTGGGGAGCGAAACCTACTACCAAACGAATCGGTGTAGTTCAGGATTTAAACCGCTTATCATTCAACGGGTATCTTGCACATTTACGTAAAACAAACTTACCGTTAGATTCAAGTGCTAAAGTAACTGGTCCGCGACTTCTTCACGGTTCCCAATGGGGGTTTTTAGATCCTCTCGATACTCCTGATGGTGGTAATATTGGTCTACATAAACACCTTGCTATTATGACGCAAGTTTCTCATGGAGGTATCGGTAACCGTAAACCTATGATAGAGTGGTTACGTGAAAAGATTGCCCTCAAATATACATATGAATGTAGTGACAAAATGTTATCAATAATGACAAAGGTATTTGTCAATGGGTATTGGTGTGGTTCTATAACAGAACCATTTGAGAATGTTCGTAAAATTAAATTATACAGACGAAATGGATTACTTTCACCTTACACTAGTATTGGATTTGATATAACACAAAATGTTATTTTTATATATACTGACGGCGGTCGCTTATGTAGACCAATATTCTATAAGGATGAATTGACTAATAAAATGTCGTATGAGAACGTTAAAGATAAACTTTCGTCGGGTGATTATTACTGGAATAATTTAGTATTTGGTTTTAATAAACACAAGGAACATATCAAGTATAAGAAAAATAAATATGAAATCTACGAACTTAATGAATTATTCAGCGCCGTTACTACAGAAACAAACCCTGCGAAAATAGATACATTCATTAAAAATAAGGGCATCATTGATTATATAGATAGTAACGAAACTGAGAATGCTATGATTTGTATGGATATCGAAGACATTGATTTGAAGCCACATACACATCTCGAAATACATCCATCTCTTATGTTTGGTACTATGGGAAGTCTTATTGTTTTTCCCGAGAACAACCCTCCAACGCGTAATGCGTTTTCGTGTGGTCAAAGCAAACAAGCGTGTTCTGTGTATCATAGTAATTATAATGTACGTATCGATAAATCCGCTGTTCTCTTGAATTATGGACAAACACCTTTGGTTAAAACACGATATCTTGAGTATATAAATAAAGAGGAGATGCCTTATGGTGAAAATACTATTGTCGCAATTATGGTATACGGTGGTTATAATATGGAAGATTCTGTATTAATTAATGAAGGTTCTCTAAAACGTGGTCTATTCAATACTACTTATTTTACAGGATATGAGGCGCACGAAGAAATGAGTGAAACTACTGATGGAATAATGGAAACCAAGTTCGCCAATGTAGAATCTAATGGTGAAATAATGGGTATGAAAACGGGTTATGATTATAGTAAATTGGATAAATATGGTATTATTCGAGAAGGGACAATTGTAGACGAAAAAACTATATTAATCGGTATGTACACTACAAATCAGGGTAAAAAGACTGACGCATCCAAAGGGACAAAAAAAGGTCAAATGGGTATTGTTGACAAAACATTTATAACAGAGGGCGAAGAAGGAGAACGCATTGTAAAGGTGAGAATTCGAGACATTAGAATACCTACATTTGGTGATAAAGTTGGTTCGAGACACGGACAGAAAGGAACTTGTGGTCTGGTTGTTCCAGAAGCTAATATGCCTTTTACCCGCGGAGGAATGCGACCCGATATTATTATGAACCCCCACGCAATTCCATCTAGAATGACCATTGGTCAATTGGTTGAAACTACTACAGCAAAGGCAAGCGTTATAATGGGAGGGTTCGGGGATGGAACTGCGTTTGTTAATAAAGGTTCTAAGGTTGGTGTATATGGTGAAGCACTTACTCAATTTGGCTATCATTCGAGTGGCAATGAAATTATGTATAATGGTCAAACCGGTAATCAACTGGAAATGGAAATTTTTATAGGACCTACTTATTATATGCGTTTAAAACACATGGCGAAAGATAAAATTAATTATCGTGCTAGAGGTCCTGTTACCGCGTTAACCAAACAACCAGTTAGTGGTCGCGCCAACGACGGTGGTTTACGTATTGGAGAAATGGAACGCGACTCCCTTATATCACACGGCGTATCTGATTTTTTACGCGAATCCATGATGGAACGTTCTGATAAATATAGAATTGCTGTCTGTAATAAAACTGGTATGATGGCTATATATAATCCTGATAAGAAACTATTTATAAGTCCTATGGCGGATGGACCAATTAAGTTTTCAGGCTCGATTGATGGTAATAATATGAATATTATAAACGTAACAAAACACGGTCGTGATTTCAGTATTGTAGATGTTCCATACTCTTTCAAGTTACTCCTACAAGAATTAAATACAATGAATATGCAAATGCGTATTATAACTGACGATAATATTGAACAATTGGAGAACATGACGTTCTCTAATAATATGGAATTATTAGGTATTAATGGTAAATTCGATTATCGTACTAAGATAAATCGATTAATGGAAGGTAAATTAATAGAAAATGTAACACCATTGAATGAAACGGTTACCCCACAAAGTCCTCAATATCCTCCTTCACCAGAAACTCCTCCATATCCTCCTTCACCACAAACTCCTCCATATCCTCCTTCATCTGAAAACGGAGTTCCAGAGAGTCCACCTTATGCTCCTTCATCTGAAAACGGAGTCCCACAAACTCCTCCATATCCTCCTTCATCGCAAAATAGTTTTGATAAATTCGTAGATGGCATACCAAAGGAGGAAAGAGAAGGATTAGATAATGACGAGTTAAAGATGATTAAAGAAATGATGGATGAAAACAAAGCAAAAACAAATGTCCCGTATACACAACCTTATCTTGGAGGTGGAAACAATATGACTGTTGGTAAAAATGTCTATTACAAGGGTGAAAAAGGAAGGGATAAAAATGGCATGCTTCAAAAATGGCAGATAGTAAAGGGGGGTAATAAATTTATAACAATTAAGCGTTTAACACCAGGCACAGTATTTAACCCAATGAATGATATAAAAATAGTCCAACATTTTGATGTATACGATGATACTGATATAATAGGAACACCACAATCGTTTCAAAGACCAACAGTATTGGAAGATGCGCACAATTCAGGTAATAATATTACATTTGCACCTGTTATTAAAATTAATACACACGATGTTAGTGATGACCCATTAACAAATGATATAGAACCTATTTTGTTAGAACACAATGTACCTAGTGAATATACTCAAACGTCATTCAGAGAAATAAGACCAAAGGAATCCAAAAACGAAAAAGACAATCTTATAGAAACCCCTTTGGATTTTAGCAAAGGTCCATTAATTATTAAAAAAGTGTAAAATAATGATTTGTAAAATTGAAATAAAACCATTTGTATATATATATATAATACATATACAAGCATAATGACATCTGTAAATCGCATTCAAAGTATTTATAAAGCTCGACGTAATATTCTTGCATTATTGGATTACGGGGGGTTTGATACATCCGGATATGACGAATTTAGTATTAATGAAATAGATACAATATATAAAAACTCACAATTGGATATGTTGGTCGAGAACGCAGAATTAGGGACGAAGTCGTTCATTAAGTTTTATTTAGATCTCAAACAATTGAGACCACAAAACTTGGATTCCATTATCGAGGATTTATTCACGGTTGATAATGTCTTGACGAATAAAGACAATCTTATTATTATTGTAGACGATGAACCCAATGAGACCATTACAGCAAAGGTTAAATACTTGTTCGACCGCAATGGCATATTTGTTGTGTTACATAATATTCAACGCCTCCAATATAATATTCTTCAGCACAAACTTGTTCCAAAGATCGAAATTTTAGATGAAGTTGAAAAGGTCGCTTTCAAGAAACGTTTTAATGTTCAATACAATTCACAGTTACCTGAAATTAGTCGTTTTGACCCACAAGCACTAGCGGTTGCCATGCGACCAGGTGATATTTGTAAATTTACAAGAGATAGTCCTACCGCATTGGAAACCTTTTACTATCGCGTTTGTGTGTAATAATTTTAATTATTGTCATATATATATATAAATAATGTTTTTACTCAATGATTTTGAATCTTCACCTGTTAAAAAAATACCTACACCTATAAAGAAACGGTCTGATTGGAAATTTATAAGCGACATGGATGACCATCCGGAACCATTTACTGTTGACCCACAACCTATTCCGGAATCACTTTCAGTTGCTAAATACGATAATATAAAAAACCAGTTTAATCGCTCTTATGTAGAAGCTGCTGCAATTGGTGCTGGTTCTATTACTCTTCTTGCAATGGTATTTAAATACTCTAAAAAATAAATTTTTAAATGTTTTTTGAAAGGTAACTATCAAGATTGTCATTATTTGAATGGTTTATTTCTCTTTTTACTGTATATTAATATGAAGCAAAAAACAATTAAAACAATTGTTGTCTTTACAATTTTAATTATAGGATTTATACTTAGTGTTTCGTTATGTAATGTTCAAAATATTGAAGGTTTAGATATGAAAATGAATAATGTTGCTTCCTTAAATCGTGGTGAGTATATTGATAAAGTGTCTTATTTGAAAAGTCAGGACGGAAGTTATGATTTGAGATTTTCCCGTGGGATGCTATCCTGTAGAAAGAAAATGAATAATAAATGGAAAAGACATTGGAATATGAATGCTAATGGTAAACAAATGATGTTATTGAATAAATATGGATTATTGCAATTAAAAGCATCTAATACAAATGAATATATACCAATAACTGATAACATTACTGGTGCTGAATCTGTTATTTTGACTTCATATGGAACTTTAGAACTTAAAAGTTTACCAAATGGTAAAGGTGAAACGCTATGGACATACCCATCAGTAGAAGGGTTTGATGGTACACCAGACGATGCAGACAACGAATTAAATGCTTTGATGAAGGAAGTTGATACGGAACGAAATGGTAAATTAAAAGGTGCTACATTAACCGCTTTGAATAATTATTTAACAGGAGATAGTAAGAATACTAATTTCAAGCTTACAGAACCGAAATTATCAGCATGGAATGCTTTGTTTGAAGCAAATAAAGGTGGATATGTAGAAGGTGAAAACACGTATACGCCCAGGATCGAGACTAAGGGGTTTGGAGCATTAGTCAATAGTAAAATAACTAGCGACGTTAAAGACGAACATAATATATTAATAGATAACGCACAAAAAATGAGAAGATTAAGAAATAATTTAGATAATAGACTACAGGTTCTCAATCAACTCGGCGATTCACATATAATTGAGAGAAAAACACAACTGAATTCAACTATATTCATTAGTTTAGGTTGGACCGCTATCGCTTCAGCACTTGTTTATTATACATTGACGCAATAGTTTTATTTTTATTTATTATTATACTATATAATAAATAAAAATGTCCTCAACGCAGGATATGAATAAATATAAAGCAAATAGGAAATATCTATTAGAATTACATGATAAAAAAACTGAAATAGATGAACTATATCAACCTATCAAATGGTTCGATATAAAGCACGATTATGAAACCCCAGGTCTAATGAATAATATAAAACCAAATAAAATTTCACCACGATCTTGGAAACTACAGCATGTTAAATGGTGTATTCTCGATGCTCGTAATCAATGTGTCCAGATGTTTAATACATCTAAAAAAATGCCGTATTTTGCTATATTTAAGAATAAACTAAATATGATGCAGTGGGCGATTTTCCAAATCTCAGACAACGACTTTAATGCTCAGTCTGACAAGAGCGGTAAATACTCGTCAATTGAACTAGAAGAAAACGGTTTAGAGATGAATGTGAATTTCCAAGATAAGAAAAATAAACCTCTTGTATTTACCGATAAAAATAGTATATATGTTCCTTCTAATTATACTATAGATTCTGGTAAAATAAGTTGTATAAAGAAGGTTCCGAAGGAAGTAAGCAACTGTAACGCAATACTACAAGAGAAACGGTACAAATGCGATGTAGCAAAAACCAGTGCTATTGCTGCCAATGAAAAAGAGACACAGTATAAACTTCTTGGTGAAGTCGACAATTTGATTGACGGAATGACTAACGTCGAAACATTCACTAGTCTTAATAATGCTAGTGAAGAATTGAATAAAAATATAATAGCATACTCGAAATCAGGTGATAGATCCATCAAAAAGAAAATAACGGAATCGAGGAAAGAAAAACGCCAAATTAATCACAAAATCAACGAAATTCTCGGTCGCTCTATGAAATTTCCATTGACCGTAAATGCATGGAATGTAATAAAGCAAAAACGCAATAATGTCACGCAAAAATCCAATAAAGTATTGACAAAATATAGACGCGGTTTAATAAATACACGAAATACCAATAATTATCTCGTAAGAAGGCATAGTAATAGTGCTTCTATAGCACGCCAAACTAAAATGCATAACACAACCAAAAAGAAATGTGCTAAATTAAAAAGTGGAATGAAATATTACAGAGAGAAACGTAATTACAGATGGAATGTGTTTGCTAAACCGAAAGTCAAATGCGGTTTCGTAGGATCTATTAACAGTGAAATATTTGGATATCAACCAAAAAACACGTTAAGTGGTTCCGATTTATACGACGAAGAAGATAAATATGCGAATGATGACGAGAGTGACAATGACAATAGTGACAATGACAATAGTGACAATGATAATGAGGGTTTTAGATGGTCGCGCAAGAAAAAAAAATCTCGTAGGAGGATGTCTCTATCTAGGTTTCGTAAACGTTTTATAAAAAAATCTCGTAGGAGGATGCCTCTATCTAGGTTTCGTAAACGTTTTATAAAAAAATCTCGTAGGAGGATGTCTCTATCTAGGTTTCGTAAACGTTTTATAAAAAAACTAAGGAGAAATATCCCACCAGTTCTACTTAAACGTCAAACACAAAAGTCTACGAATCATTATAATAATCTGTCGGGCATTTTCAACAAATTAGCAAACAATGCTCGTGCAAGTTATATTACTCACGTGAGACAGAAAAAAACCGCAGCACGAACAGCTCGCATCGCAAATAACGAGTTAAGGCGTTCGTTTCAACAGGGTTTCGCAAATAATATAGAAGGTTTTGATAATAGCGTGGATGATTGTAATAATCTACTTACAGACCCCAAATTTACGATTAGTCACGACAATGCGATACACAACTGCATCAATAAAAGCGTTTACTCTAAATACTCTAGTGTCAACCATAAACATACGATTTCTGTTCCTGAAAATAAGACTTTCGTATTGACTGGTGGTCTATTAGACCCTTCTAAAATAACCTCTTCTCTATTTGTATCAGACGTAGGTGACTGTAATAATGGTGTAGACGTTACTGAACAGAAAATAGACTTATTTTATTCATTGAACCACGAGAAAGAAAATATAGTTATTGTTCATTTATCGATTGATGATAGTTCCACCAGCAGAAAAGGAATTGGAATGTTGACTTATAATTACGCACCTAATAACAGCGGACCACACCCATATGTTATTAGCAATAAGAGCAATAACAATAATGAAACAAACGTTAGACTAGATGGTAATGGAAATGTTAAGATAAACAAAACTGTTATATTTAGAAACCCTTTATCCAGCCAAACAAGGCGATATCTTATGAATGGATATAATAATACAAATAATTTACAGCAAATAAAACCAGGTGAAGAATTGCGAAATGCGAAGTATAAGTTTACTTTGGGGTCATCATGGAACAATTCTACACTATTTTATAAAACCAGGAATGTAAATGGAAACAACGGATTTAATGACTTGCACGGTTTGCGGTTTAAATACACTGAAAGCTATCACAAGAATAAAGGATCCACAGATACAAATGTATTCATATTATACAAGATTAGAACGCATGAATTAAAAGAATTATTGTACGAACATAGAATTTATGCTAACATCGAAACGGTTGACATTGCGCAATGTAACACGGGCAAAGGTTTGAACAATTTGTGCTTTGTTCGTGCTATCAAAGACAAACTGGTTGGTGATGAAAAAATAAACGAGAGAGAGAACGTCAATTTCAAAACAGTGAAAACAGTTACTATGAGTGAATTTACAAAGAACATCCATTACAAAACAAAATATATTAACAATAATATCCTAACATCAGTTCCAAACAACATAAATGAAATACGTATATTCTTAATTAAATCTCTGAATGATATACATAGTAAGATATCAATGACAATGAAAAGTGGAGCAAGTGAAGGGTTTATGGGATATGATAATGCGTTTAGTAGATACTCAACAATTGAAGGTCTCGAATTGGATGCCAGTGGTGGTCATATATTTGGAGAAAGTGATGGTGACGGAGTAAAAAATTATGTCGGTTTATTGGACAACATGAATAAACAGGATAAGCGTATTAATAACAAAACAAATGATATGAAAACTCAAGCAAACGCTATAAGAAGTAAATTACAAATATTAACTGGATACGATGGAGGAATACATAGGGATCAGGTATATGGGGGACAAAATTATTCAGAAATTACCAAAACATACAAAAATACATCAAAACCAACACCTCTATTAAATACACACGATGATTATGATAACGCGAATACTTTAATACCATTCATATATGACAAATCAGTAACATCGACAGATTTTTATAATACAGCTAATGACAAACTAGACCCAAAAGCGAAGATAGATGCTGTTAGAGACGATTTGAACGAGATGTTGTATCAGCAACATACATTGTATACAATAGGTTCTATTACATCCGCTACATTTATAATCGCAGCTATACTTTTAGCGAGAAGTAGTGGTCCATAAAGCATTATTTTATATTTTTTATAGATATATTTTACTCAATTGTTTAATATATGTATTATTTATATATATATATTATGACTAGTCAAAGTAATTCATCAGATAGTTCTATTTTATTTAACGCTTTAAAATTTGATTTTACAAATGGCAATACAGGAAAATCAAACATTAATCTTGATACTTTAAAAGATGCGCTCAACACAAAAGATAATAAAGTATCGGCAGTGTTAACTAAACAGAAACAAGTAAATAATATATTAAATTCCGAAATAACTAGATTGGAACAAAAAAAATCTCAATTAGTCAATGCCCAAAAGGGTCAAAGGCGTGTGTTGATGATGAATGAAAGTTACCGTAAAAGACAGGTAGAATATACGAAAATGATTATAGTAGTCGTCGTTGTTTTTGCTTTAGTATTAATAATGCGTTATATGCGCGTTTATTTCAACGTTTTACCAGAGTCAGTTTATACATTACTTCATATATTGTTATTCGTAAGTTTAATTATATATTCAGGAGTTATTTATGTGAATGTAAGTTCACGTGAAAAAATCAATTTTGACCGTTTGTCTATACCTGGACCAATTATAGAAGATGTTGGTGTTTTGAGTGCACGTAATGAGGCAGCAAAATTATCAGGAAACTTGTTAGGTATTAGTGATAGTGACTTGTGTAAGGGTGCAGCTTGTTGTACTAAAGGCGTTACTAGTTGGAATGAAACAACGAGGAGATGTGTATCTGTTACCAATCCATAAATATATTATTAAATTTATATCTAATTTCATAATATAGTAATAATGACTACCAACATACCAACAATGACTTTCGAGGAAAAAGAAAAGGAAAAAGAAATATATAAAATATCCATTACTATGCGCCGTGCTAAGTTCGAATCTCTCAATTTAGAGAAAGTCAATTATGTAAAATCATATTTATTATTGGTTTATGGTGTGTTGGTTCTCATACTTTCTTATACAATGTTTAAAAATAAAGACGTTCCATTAAAAGAAAAAGGTGTTTTAATAAGTTTGATGATAGTATATCCATACGTAGCCCCTCCAATGTTAATATATTTATATGAAATGTTTATGTATATAATAGCAGTGATGACTGGTGAAATATACAAAAAAACAGAACTCCAATAAACCATTTATTTTAGTTATTATTTACAATAATATAATATTTGCTTACAAATATTCTTATTCATCTTCATTCTCATCTTCACTGTCACTAGCATCGTTACGCACTTCATCATATCTATATTTTATTCCGAACCAAGAGCCATCTTTACATTTACTGAATTTCTTATTCAGGTAATCGTGAACCTCTTTGATACTTGGTCCATCGCGACCATATGTACTGCGATACCATAAATTGAATTCGTTTGTTAGTTCCGTTTTGGTAAGTCGCCCATCAACATCCTTCTTAATCTTCTCAGCAATAAACTCGGCGATATGGTCCTCACGTTGGCGATAACTATCACTTGCCTTATCAACTAAATCACACTGTTTGACTCTACCCTCTAATACAAACGCTTTTTCAACAAGCATCGCCATAAATACTTCACGCCATATAGGAAAACGCTCTTTTAATATAGGATCTTTTTTATACTGATACGGGTTCTCGTTATCGCCTTCTGTTGGTTTATCTGTGAAAAGAGACATGAAATCTGCGATAGCTATTCTACGCCAAGTACCGTGGTCCTGACTCGCAACCTTCATAAAGTTATTCGAACAAATTACGATCTTACATTGTGGTATGAAGGTAATTGGAGTACTAAATAGATTACGTCCCTTGATCGGTTCGACACAACTTGTAAGCTCCTTCATAGCACCATCATTGATGCGATCATCTTTAGACGGTTCTTGCATCAATGCAAGTCTCAGACCCTTTAACGCAACAATGTCAGGTGACGCCTGACCTTGTTTTTGTCTACTTTGCGTAATTAGTGAAAGTGGGACTGTTGAACTATAATCGCCGAGACACTGTAAAAGAAGGTCTGTCAATACCGATTTACCATTCTCACCGTCTCCTATATACATATGTAGTTTCTGGTTCAAATTACCACCGATTAAAATAGATGCAAAATGTTCCCACATATAATTGCGCAATTTTTCTAACGGGAAAAGTTTGGTCATAAAATCATTTATTTCAGTTATCACAACGGCATCGCGGTTCCTATCTAATGGAATATAATTTATATTGGTGCTCTTTTCCAAGTAATCCTCAGCACGACCTGGACGGAAGTTCTTTTCTTTAAAATCAACTACTCCGTTGTTAAAACACATGAGATATGGTTTGCTATCAAGTAAATCCACGAATTTAGAATTGGCATCATAGAATAGTTCCCTGGCCTCTTTTAATATGTGGTCTTTATGAGTTGCGCTCGATAAACGACTCATAATGTCCATCAGTTTATTGGAAATATTTTCTTGTATCTTCAACTTGTCGTCTGGTAGATTACCATGACACATTTTATCGGAAATTTCATTTGCTTTCTTGCGATACAAGTCACGTAAATCGCCAGATATACCCTTCCTGAGTGTGGTGCCACATTCATCTTCTACCCATCGATGATTTGAAAATCTATACCATTTATCTGCTTTTATTCCAGCACAAGCAAAATCCTGTTTATATAACATATTCAATATCTTAGCAATATCAGCATCACCACATCCGTAATTGCTATTCTTACACGCGTTGTACATATTCATATTACGTATAGACATATCAAGATAATTATCGATACTTTTATCGCGTATTTCCTTGAATTTATCGGGCGCATCTTGGTGAACCCAGTATAGAATGGATCTATATGTGAGGCCATCTTTGTTGTTGTTCTCGAAATCATTCCACATTGCCCTCATATCGTGTATATTGTCCATTGCGAATTCACTCGACTGTGCACTGAATGCCAACCAAACAATGAACAATTCTTTGTTTATATTGGCAAGTGCCCAACCAACTCTTATCCACTTTGAATAAGAACCTGGACCATAGTAAGATATGGGTAACGCCATTATATATTCAATAGTATCTTGTTCTTTACATTCTACAGATTGAAGGTTCTCTTTGTACTGTTCTACAGCATCTGTAATGTCTGATAAATTGCGAAGTTCGATTACACTTTTTGAGACGACCCGTTTCATTTTATTGCGTTTGACACCTCCATCTTTTTTTGCGTTGTCATATTCTGAAATAAAATCTGTCCTCATGAATAGACTAACGTTACCAGTATAACGGACCGATAAATTTTTAAAGTTATTTACCCAGTCGAATTTCTTATGGTTCTCTTTAGTTTCGATAAATTCACCATCATCTGGGTCATATTCGAATTTATAAATATGTGTTAATCCATATACACCATGGTCCGGTTTACACGACCCGAACAATTGCCAATTCACATACCCCCCACTAATCCCTTTATCAAATACATCTTCTATTGTGTTTGTAAGGGGTAAATCTTTCAGTATATCAGGTGCTACCTTGATAATTTTCTCTCTTAGAATACTTTGCTGAATACGGTCCGCTTGAATCCCAAATAGTATATGAACCCCGTCTTTAGTAATATTTTTTCCTTGAACACAGTTCACGTCTGGTTTCTCTTGAATATAAACCATCATCTCTTGATCTGAGTTGAATTGGAACATTTTACCCAATTCATCTAAATAAGCGAGAACCAATGTATGGATAATCTCTATATTATGTTGTTTATTTTTAACGCTATAATCGTATCTGAAATCTAAATCGACTACAATTGGACCACCGGTATCCCTTTGTTTCTCAGTTAAATGTTCATTATAACCAGATTTTACAATATCGTTGTAATACATTTTAAGAAAGTCTTCGTATTCATTGTCTGGAATATGGAATTTACCGCCATTAATACGTGTATTGGTTACTTCTCTTATATCATCGTTCGACATAGAATGAGCACCTATGAAATCCTGATAATTGTTGTAACCATTCCTTGTGTTTGTTTTCTTTTTCATTGATTTAATATTGGAATCGGTTTTAAAACCATTCATTTAATGTATAGTATAATATAACGTTTATTATATTTTTTATTATATTTCAATTTTAGAGTAAAGTTTATTCACAATAATAACAATATTTTATTATATGTGTACGATTTATAATTCTGAAGGATGTTTTTTTAATTATGCATCTTATTACTTTACGAAAGTTTGAAAAATCTTGATTGATTTAATGTGTCATCATATTGTGTTTTTTTGCATCATTTAGTAATATAAACTTTCTTAAAATTGAAATATAAAAAAATAAATATAATTATATTAAAACAATCATCATGAAATTTTGTACAAAATGCGATAATATGTATTATATATCTATTAGTGGGGACGACGAAAATACACTCACATATAGTTGTAGAAATTGTGGAGACATAGATACTTCAGTATCTAATGAAGGCATGTGCGTATTAGATACACATTTCAATGGTTCTTCTATGAAAAATGTTAAAACTGTAAATGAATTTACAAAAATGGACCCAACTCTACCTCGAATCGCAAATATGCCTTGTCCCAATGCGAATTGTATATCAAATAAAGCTGGCGCAAAAAAAGAACTAGATGTTATTTATATGAGATATGATAATTCAAACCTTAAATATATTTACATTTGTCAGTATTGTGATTATTATTGGAATTCATAAAATTGATTATTATTTATTTCTAAAAAAATTTAGAAATAATACTCTATTATAATATACAAATGAGCAAAAACGAAGAAGATGATATGATTATGGAAGAAGACGACGATGTAGAAGAGTCTGATGACTCAGACGGTGAGGTTGTAGATGATAGTGGCGACGATGAAGATGATATAGAAAATACTGTATTAGACTTGGAAGATGATCTAGAAGATGATCTAGAAGATGATAATATAGCGGTCGAGGATGATGATGACGTAGATATAATTATGAAAGCAAATGACGTTGACATTCAATATGATGATGATGAGGACGATGATGAGGATGATGATGATGAGGACGATAAAAATTACTTACAAAAGATAAACGCTGAAATGTCGAGTGATATTATAGCAAATAATCATCACGAGTTGAAAACTCATAACGCAGAGGAAGTTGAGGTTATGTGTAAGGTTATAAGGAATGTTAATGGTACAATAATTGACCCTTTACATACAACATTGCCTTTCTTAACTCGTTATGAAATAGCAAATATAATTGGTAATCGTGCTACGCAGATAGAAGCAGGTGCTATACCGTTCGTGGAAGTAAAGGATAATATTATAGACTCTTATACGATCGCACTTAGCGAATTTAAACAGAAAAAAATACCGTATATAATTCGTAGACCGTTACCAAATGGTGGTTCCGAATATTGGAAATTTGCCGATCTAGAACAACTTGATTAACATTGTTTTCATCAGTAATATTAAATTTATTTGCGTGTATATATTTTTTATTGTGGTTGTTTTTTTTATAGATAATTATTGTTGATATAGTTTAAGTACAATGGAAACGTTGCAATATATACCAAATAATTTAGAGGAATGTAGTATATGTTTTTATCCAATTCAAACAGATAAATATGTCACTGATTGTTCGCATACTTTTCATTATGCGTGTCTTCACGAATGGTCGCTTCATAAGTCGAGTTGTCCTTTGTGTGTTTTAAATATAAAACTACCGGATTCAACAAGGAATGAAGATATGGTAGTTCTAAGTGGAGTAATATCTCAAGATATGGATGATTTAATATTTCAACACATTATGCTACAACCAGTTTCATCACTTGCAATTGATGATTATATACCAATTACATATGTAGAAGACGTGACCAGACGCGAATATTATAGAATGTTCGTTATAAAGAGTTGCGATACAATTAATTCGATTGTATTAACTTATTATTCTATATATTTCATACAGTTTATTTTTTTGTTTATTATACTACTCTCTAACCTATATAATAAGCGAAAAAATATAAGATTTAAATACTCAATATTACTTTGTAAATGTATATATATCATTTATTCATTGTATATTGAACAAACTGACGGCCACCCCGTTTTTTACATTTCTTGTTTTCCGTGGATTGCGATAACTTATTATAAATAATATGGTGATGTATTCACAATATTATTAGTATTTGTACCATTTATTTTATCTATTTTTGAAATTCTTTCCACAATCAAGACAAGTCACGAAAATCGTCATAGGTTCATCTGCTGAACGAGTCTGTAATTCGTAATAAGTACATCTCTTTGATTTACACGTAGTGCGAGGACAAGTGAATAAATCAGTTGACGCTTCTAGTTTCACATTGAATTTATTCTCATCTTTAATAGTTTTTTTCTTAATTGCCTTTTCCCATCTTTGTGGGTTTATTTCTTGATGAGACATGAATACATATTCACACGGAGACAGTTTACCATTTTGAAGCATTTCTAATATATCATTGGAATGTAAATTCAAAATTACTGTCCTCAATTTATCGATGTATATTGTAACGAATGAAGGTTTATCCCATTTGCATATTATCTTTTTGTTACGACACTCTTTAATCGAATAGTTGAATATAGACTTTTCAGTGTTACGAACTAATACGTCATTTGTTGTCTTTAGTTTATCTTTTAATTTATTCCTGATATTTTCACGAAATGTAATTGGGTCTGTTATAGTAATAGTCATAATTGTCTTTGATATTATACTATTAGTATCTTTATATTACTATTCAATTTTACTCGTAATTCTCCTCTTCTAATTCATCGGTACATACGAAAAAATCACTGTCTTCTTCGTCGCTTTCAGATACCATATCTTCACTGCTTAATTTTTTTTTAGAAATGCGTTGTCTATTGCCTTTAGTAACTTCTATTTTTTCGTCTATATAATCATTATCGCTATCAATGTCGTCATCGTCTGTTATAAAACTATCCTTCATATATCCGCTCTTTGTTAAGGTGACTCCGGTTAAATCTTCCTCTTCTTCTTCACTATCTTCGTCTCCTAAATCATCGAACCCACCAAATAACTCTGTGTAAATCAAGTTCCACGTATTGATTGTTAAATCTGTCCCATCCTCGTTTACTAATAAACTCCTTCCGAAATACAATATTTCATCTACAGGTGGGGGTAGTTCATACTTATTTTCTTGACCTGCTCGTCCAGATGTTTTGGCGAATAATGAGATGTTATATGTTTTCTTCAATACATCCACTTCCCAAGATGCTTCGTTCTCGAAATCGGTTGCTGTTTTGAATTTTGCGATTTTATAAAATTCTTCTGGTTTTAATTCGCCTTTGATGTTATGTTCTTTCAATGTTCCGTTCTTCTCTACAATTACTATAATTGGCATAATTACTTTTATTTATATTTTGTGTTTAAATCTTTTTGTTTAATAACATATTCATTGCGCATTTACATGGTTATTACATTTAGGAATTCAATCTTGTTACCTCATATAATATGTGAATTGTTAGAGATCTAGTTCTCTGTAAGAGTTTGAATGTGATAACAATTAAGTGTATTAAATCGTTCAATATACTATAGAATTTTTTACGCAATATATAGATAAAGTATGGCGTCTTTGATTTTTACAGTTATTATTTCTTTAATTATAATTTTTATTACACATAGGGGGTTTTATCATCTGAAACACTACCTCACGAATGAAGAGACAGAACACGTTGGTGTTTTTCAGACGAAAAAATACGACGAGTTAATAAATGAATTAAATAATATTAAACATACTCCGTTTTGTCTAAACGACACTAGTCAAGTTGAGAATGACATGGAGAGCGAATTATCTGAATATATTAAAACAGTAGAATAACAAAAATTGATTATATAATAACATAAAAACTTAGTAGTATAATTATTTAGATGCATGAAAATTGTATAACGGGAAACAACCTATCACAACTTATTAATAGGTTTCCACATTTCGAACCTTCTTATGAAACGTTATCGCATAAGAAAGTTTCAGACAACTACGATTTTGCTATAGCTATCCCTACTGGTAAGAAATCGTATTTATGGTATACATTTTACAAGGGCGGTGATGGTGTTTTCTTAATTGATATGAATAAAGATGGTCGTGTATTACAATGTCTCAAAATCGATCATATATATAAAAGTGATGTTCCATATGGCACACTGTTATACGGAGTATATTTACAAGAGACTAATGCGTTCTTGATAGAAGATATATATTATTATAAAGGAACTACGTTGAAAGGACTTGTATCTGGTGAGAAATTTACATATTTAAGCAAATTCTTATCAAACGACATAACAAATACAACCAAAAATATGACTATATCAATGCCTGTTTGTTGGAAAGCTACAAATTGTGCTTATGACGCGATTCCTGAAGACATTAAATTGACAATTCCATATCCCATACATCATATACAGTATCGCGTTCTAAATGATGTGATGCCGTTTGTAAATGTCACAATTAATAAAAGACCTACTATCGAGAAAAAAAAGGTTGTAGTTCAACCCGTTAAATCTAATAGTATTTTACGTATAGATTATAATAAAATTAGAAATGGAATGCGTGAAAGATTTGCTGTTAGGGCAGACTTACAATGTGATATATATCGATTGTATGCGTCTGACAATAACGGTAAGCGAGTATATTATAATACAGCATATATCCCTACTTATAATACAAGTGTTTTTATGAACTCGCACTTCCGTACCATAAAGGAAAATACAAATATCGATTTTATAGAGGAGAGTGAGGATGAGGATGATTTTCAAAACACAAATTTAGACAAAAACGTTGACTTAGATAAAGAAATAATATTCGAATGTGAGTATAAACACAAATTTAAAAGGTGGATTCCCAGGAAAATTATAACCAATACTAATGTTACGATTGTTAATATATCAAAATTAGTTATGTAATTATCTATCAGTTATTACACGATATAGCATAGAAAACGCTATATCTGTTACTATTAATAACCACGCGTTAGTTTTATTACCATTTAAAAGATAAGCAGCAGATAATATGTATAATGTTCCGTGTATATATCTCGCATCGTTCCAGAATACCTTCGCGAATTGCATAGTGCCGTTCGAACCATAATATCCTTTAAATATGAAACCTATGCCTATAATCGCAAGTAACGCGGTTATGCTGTAATTATTTTTTATACCGAAACTGTATATTATATATGCCAGGAATAATCTAGTAAGTATGCATATGAACCAAATCGGATGAATTTTCATAATTATATATATATATTAATAATATGTTTTTTTCTGTCTATATTGTATATGACTGTTGTTGAGGTAAATGCCGATAATATTATTTTACCAAATGACAAAGGACACGGTGTAAGTCATAGTCCTTGGGGCTATCACGCTACGACTGTTGGTGGTAAACGAAAAAATAAAACTCATTGTCGGATGCGTAAAGCGTGCATAAAATCAAATAAAAATAAACGTCGTTCTAGATATACTCGTCAAAAGCAGAATAAACGCACACGAAAACATTTATAATAATTGTTTATTTGTTAAACTTATTTAGATGATAAATCATATATCATCTAAATGTCTTGTCTCAAAATTGCACTGTTGATTCCGTGCACTTCTAATGGTCGCGATAATTGGAAGACTATTAAGGATACGTATATTTATAATTTGTCCGTTAAATATTTTCTACTTACTCAAGACAATGAACATGAATACGTTTTTTATATTGGATATGACAGTGACGACCGAATTTTCTCAGATACATCTCAACAAGACGTATTAAAACGGTATTCTTTGGTGTTCAAAAATATATCTTTTATCTTTATTAATTTTGATAATATTACCAAGGGACACGTAACTAAGATGTGGAATATTTTATTTAAAAAGGCATACAATGATGGGTGTGATTATTTTTATCAGTGTGGCGATGACATTACATTTCATACTAAGGGTTGGGTAAACGAATGTATCGATAAATTAAAGGCCAATGATGATATCGGCTTAGTCGGTCCTATCAATAACAATAATTTAATTCTTACACAGGCGTTTGTTTCGAGAGAACATATGCATATTTTCGGGTGGTTTTTTCCAGAGGAAATTATTAATTGGGGGTGTGACGATTGGTACAATCATTTATATTCTCCTACGATGTTTTTTCCATTAAAAAATCATTATTGTTCTAATGATGGCGGTGCGCCTAGGTACACTATTAATAATGACTCGTCATATGCGTTGAATATGCAATATAATACAAAACTTATTCGCGAACAGGCAAAGATGTTGGCTTTTAAACATAAAACATTGATACAAAACCACCTAAAAAACAAGTCGTATGTATTTATAGATTAATTATGAGTTGTTTTGATACTGAAGTTATAATTGATCGTTTGAAAATATTCTGGCAGTATCCTGTAATAACTGAACAAACATTTTACCAACAGAATAAAACAAACATCAACTATCTTGGTATTCCCTGGGCTACAATTATTGATAAGAAATATAATTTAAATGTCATATATAATTTACTTAAGGGTTGTATACGACAAGATGTTTTTTATTATACGTGTTGTCAGCACATTTCATTTCGTAGTTTACTACCATTGTTTAAAGCACTCAATATAATTAGCGTATATACCCCACACAAAATAAAAGGCGAAAATTGTTTGCACGATGTCCAGTTATACCCATGCCCTCTTTATGCCGTAAATTATGAAGACGAACTACGCAATATAACTTTCAAAGATATTGACCTTTTAAAAGTTCGTAGAGATATACTATACAGTTTTCAAGGTGCTTATAACTCTAATTGGTATCTTACTGATATACGGAAACGCATATTTGAAACAAAACACCCCAATAATTGTTATGTGAAACACATAGGTAACTGGCATTTCGATAACGTTGTTTATTCCAGCAAACAGAATAATAAATTCGAATTAAATGAAACTGATAGTGATTATGTGAGGACACAAAAATACAATGAATTGCTTATAAGCTCACGTTATTCACTTTGTCCATCAGGTAGTGGACCCAATTCTATTCGCTTTTGGGAAGCACTCGCTACAGGAAGCATACCGATTTTATTGGCAGATACATTGGAATTACCTCAACACGAACTATGGGATAGCGCTATTGTTAAATTAAACGAGAAAGACATCGGGATTTTAACTGACATTTTGTCTAATATTTCAACGAGTGACGAAGAATCACGTCGAGCGAACTGTTTGAAAATTTATCAACATTTTAGAATGAACTACGCAAATAAAGACTATAAAAAAATATGATTGTATTTTCAAATTGTCACGGTGAAAAATATCTTAAATTAATCAAAGAATATACGAATGTCTATAGCGAATTTAACGTTAAATATATAGTTAGTTATAACGCACTTAGTGACTTCTCAAAATATATAAGTGATTTCAGAAATGCTGACCTTGTTATTATGAATAATATTAAAAATTATAAAGACTATACCATTTCAAATCTTAGAACCATACTTAAACAAACTGCTAAAATTATTATTATACCATATGTCAAGTATTCATTAATTCGCTTATTTGTTTATAAATCGTTTTTCAACAATTTCTTCAATTTTACTCTGGATTCAGAGCTCGCTACAAAATGTATTTCTATCCAGAGAAATTTAACACCAAATCATCCGAGATAAAGCACAATACGTAAGGTAATCGATAACATTACTAAAAATACGGATATTTTATAAAAACATAAAAAAACCCGATTTGGATTCTCTTTTGATTTTCTCAAAAATGGACATTTATAAATGTCCAAATTTCAGATTTATAGAATTACTTTTTCAACGACTTTTTTGAAAAGGTGATTTAAAGCATAATGCAGTAAATTGTGTTTTTATTTATTTTTTTTGTTAGGATAAGAAAAAAAGGTTTTACATTCGTTTTATTCTCTTGTTTTTTTTGTTAGTCTAATTTAGACTAATAATGCTAACTGAAAAAACAAGGAAAAACAAGGAATATTTTATTTGCGAGAATTGTTACTTCAAATGCTGTTATAACAGTGAATACAACAGACATTTATTGACTGCTAAACACGAAATACTAACAAATGCTAATGAAAAAACAAGGAAAAACAAGGAATTATATGAATGCGAATGTGGTAAAATTTACAAACATCATTCGTCTCTAATCAAACATAAAAAAGTATGCTATACGATCGATGATTCTGTTGTTATCCAAGAGAAAATAGAAGAAAAACCTTCGATTATGGATATACTTTCACAGAACAAAGAATTAATGAATTTGTTGATTATACAAAATAAAGAACACAGAGAAGAAACCAGTAAATTACAGAATACTATTATAGAGTTAGTCCCTAGAATAGGGAATACAACAAATAACAATAATCAATTTAACTTACAAGTATTTTTGAATGAAGATTGTAAAGACGCACTCAACTTTTCTGATTTTATAAAACAAATACAAGTTTCTTTGACAGATTTAGAGAACCAAGCAGAAAACGGGTATATTAAAGGTATTACTAAGATTTTTATTGAGAATTTACAAGGATTAGGAATGAATAAAAGACCTATTCATTGTACTGATAAAAAACGAAGGACATTATATATCAAAGAAAACAACGAATGGGATAAAGAAGGTTCTCAAGATATATTGAAAAAAGGAATTCAAGAAGTAACCAGGAGAACATTCGAAACATTAATAAAGGAACAGGAGATCCATTCAGAAGAATACAATGATGCGGATTCTGAGTTTTCTACAAAATGTATTTCTATCCAGAGAAATTTAACACCAAATCATCCAAGAGAAAGCACAATAAGTAAGGTAATAGACAATATTACTCAAAATACTGGTATTTCAGAAAAAATTTAAAAAACCCCGATTTGGATTCTCTTTTGATTTTCTGAAAAATGGACATTTATAAATGTCCAAATTTCAGATTTATAAAATTACTTTTTCAACGACTTTTTTGAAAAAGTGATTTAAAGCATAATGCAGTAAATCGTGTTTTTTTTTATTTATTTTGTTAGCATAAGTTTTTTTTGTTTTTCATATTTTTTATTCTCTTGTTTTTTTTGTTAGTCTAATTTAGACTAATAATGCTAACTGAAAAACAAGGAAAAACAAGGAATATTTTATTTGCGAAATTTGTCTCTTCAAATGCTGTTACAATAATGAACACAATAGACATTTATTCACTGCTAAACGTGAAATACTAACAAATGCTAATGAAAAAACAAGAAAAAACAAGGAAGTATATGAATGCGAATATGGTAAAATATATAAACATCAATCGTCTCTAATCAAACATAAAAAAGGTGTGCTCTACGATTGATGATTCAATTATTGTTGTGGATATACTTTCACAAAACAAAGAACTGATGAATTTATTGATTCTACAAAATAAAGAACACAGAGAAGAAAGAAGTAAATTATAGAATATAATTGTAGAATTAGTTCCTATAATAGGGAATACAACAAATAATAATAATCAATTTAACTTACAAGTATTTTTGAATGAAGATTGTAAAGACGCACTCAACTTTTCTGATTTTATAAAACAAATACAAGTTTCTTTGACAGATTTAGAGAACCAAACAGAAAACGGGTATATTAAAGGTATTACTCAGATTTTTATTGAGAATTTACAAGGATTAGGAATGAATAAAAGATCTATTCATTGCACTGATAAAAAACGAAGGACATTATATATCAAAGAAAACAATGAATGGGATAAAGAAGGTTCTCAAGATATATTGAAAAAAGGAATTCAAGAAGTAACTAGGAGAACATTCGAACAATTGATAAAAAAACAGGAGATTCATACAGAAGAATACAATGATACCGACTCAGAATTCTCTACGAAATGTATTTCTATACAAAGAAATTTAACACCAAATCGTCCAAGAGAGAGCACAATAAGTAAGGTAATCGAGAACATTACTAAAAATACAGATATTTTAGAAAAAATATAAAAAATCCCGATTTGGATTCTCTTTTGATTTTTTTTACGAAGTTATAAAAATTACTTTTTCAACAACTTTTTTTGAAAAAGTGATTTAAAGCATAATGCAGCAAATCGTGTTTTTTTTATTTATTTTGTTAGCATAATATTTTTTTTGTTTTCGTTAGTTTGGTTTAGGCATTTTTTTTGTTACCATTTTCTAAGATAATAATGGTAACAAAAAAAATGCCGAAAAATGCCGAAAAGTTTTTGTGTAAAGAATGTGACTTCAAATGTTGTAAACAATCTAATTATATTAAGCATTCATTGACTGCTAAACATAAAATGATAACTAATGATATCAATAAAGTGCCAGAAAATGCCCCTCTATATTATTGCGACTGCGGTAAAAAATTTAAATTCCACTCTGGATTATCTAGACACAAAAAAATTTGTTCTACAATTGAAGATTCCAATAGCATTCAAGAGAAGTCAGAAGAAAAACCTTCGATTATAGATATACTTTCACAAAATAAAGAATTGATGAATTTATTGATCCTTCAAAATAAAGAACACAGAGAAGAAACCAGTAAATTACAGAATACAATTATGGAATTAGTTCCTAGAATAGGTAATACAACCACGAATAACAATAACCAATTTAACTTACAAGTTTTTCTTAACGAGGATTGTAAGAACGCACTCAATTTTTCAGACTTTATAAAACAAATACAAGTTTCTTTGATAGATTTGGAGAACCAAGCAGAAAACGGGTACATTAAAGGGATTACTAAGCTTTTCATTGAGAATTTACAAGGATTGGGAATAAATAATAGACCTATTCATTGCACTGATAAAAAAACGAAAGACATTATATATCAAGGAAAATAATGAATGGGATAAAGAAGGTTCTCAAGATATATTGAAAAAAGGAATTCAAGAAGTAACGAGGAGAACATTCGAACAATTAATAAAGGAGCAAGAGATTCATTCTGAAGAATACAATGATGCCGATTCAGAGTTCTCTACAAAATGTATTTCAATCCAAAGAAATTTAACACCAAATCATCAAAGAGAAAGCACAACAAGTAAAGTAATAGATAATATTACTCAAAACACTGGAATTTTGTAAAAAACACATTGGTAATCATTTTATGCCAATTTATATTTATGTATAAATTATAGATTCTATAAAAATTGATTATATATAAATATTATATGTAAATATTATATAATCAATACTAATAACAATATCAATAACAATGTCATATTCATCTCTATTTTCATCACTTCAAATATCAAACTTAACTAAGTCCCTGTTTTCATCCGTTCATCTTGCGAATTTAACCAAGTCTTTTATTACTTCTGGAAAGAATAAAACGCACGTTGGTAGATGGGGACTTAACAAAGGAAACAAAGCGGAACTAGTTATTAAATATGCAAACGAAGACCATTGTGGATGTTGTGGTTCATTGCTCTCTAACTATCCTTCTGATAAACCAACGATTCGAAACAATCAAATGCTACCAATGATTCGAAACAACCAAATGTTACCAATGATTCGAACTAACCAAATGCTACCAATGATTCGAAACAACCAAATGTTACCAATGATTCGAACTAACCAAATGCTACCAATGATTCGAAATATAATATAAAACTAATAAAAACAAAAACTAAACTAAAAAAACAAATATAACAATTTACAAGAATAATAAAAATAATGTACATATACTTTTTTTATTATTCATTAAACCAAATGCTCGAAATATAATTATTATCAATATATGGATTGAGGTATTTTTGTACATAAATCTCAAAGTACGACTTATCAACAACTAAACAATTATACGGAGAGTCGTGTATAGTTGTATTGACATAATTACAATAGTAAACATATAAATCATGAACAGTTTTGTCATCATCCAGAGAATTTTCTATATAATATTTTTTATATTCATGAAGGATATATTCTATTTGTTCGCCTTTATTCCACAAGGAACAAACAAACTCATGTATATGTTTATCATCTTCACTACATACATCTGGGAAGAAATAACTAATAATGTCGAGAATTTGCTGATTACTCAAATTATCATTTGTCTTATTCCAAATTTTAAAAATCTTGCGAATTTCATCAATTTCAAGGAAATGTTCGTATGGGTTCTCTAACATGGTTTCATTCCAAAACGTAACAAACGATTGTGCGGAAGGTAAAAATTTACTAAACAGACCAGTAAAGTTTTTATTAACTACGTGATAATTGTTAACGAACGTAGATGAAAACAAATACAAAAACTCACTTTGATACATTATACTAGGAAGCCTATGTTTTCTAAGGAAATGATTCCAAAGAAAAAATATATCTTTCCATTCGGTTATGTTAGGTTCACACGTGTCGTCAGTTATTTCCGTAAAATATTCAGCTGCGAATGTATTAATAATATCAGTTTTGGAGTTATTTTTCAAATAATGAATCTGGTTCTCGAAATGCTCGGAGTGGGACATTATAAAATTATCAGCATTGTCGTAACGACTGGAATAATGTAAAGATACGCATATAATATTAGTGCCATTTTCTTCGATAATTCTATTCCATATATTCTCATATTTAACAGTCTCATGTATATTTATAACGCGACAGTTGTTGTAGTCGTGGTCTTCGTGATATTTCAATTTGAATGTATTAGTATTAGATTGACCAATTAGGTCCTGAGATAAATTATTTAACCCTCTAATAAACATCTTAGAATATGAAGGAACGTAGTGAATGTGATGATTATTTTTTTTCAACATATTGTCACCTAATACAGTTAGAAAATACTTGGCAGCGTATTTATTGGAGAACAACGCAGGGTATAGACTATTAATAACGTTTTGTATAGTTATGGATTCTGGAACATTACCCAATAAAGAATTGTCTTTGATAGTTTTCATGAGAGTGACCTTTGTCTTATATTTCCAGGTGAGTAAACTACGTTCCTTAGTAATTGTGGTCAATATGTGATGCAAAATGGCATCTTCATTTGTAACCTTATAATTAACACCGTCATAAACATAAAACTTCTCAGTTGCTGAAATGTAAAAATATTTATTTTCATTTAAATACTTTCCAATAAAAGTATTAAATTCTACATTTAATTCATTTGTACGTGAAACGCGTTGACTATTTGAATTTTTAATATTTTTCATAATATTCGGTAAGTTGTTCTGTATATAGGAATGTAGCTTTTCATACATAAAATCATCACCAACGTAAAGTTTATCTAACGTCTGTAATTGCTTTATTGATATCGAAAGATTTTCTGAAGACATTACATGACTGTTTACATAATTTCTATATACATTTTTATAGAAATTATACATCAATAATAGTATCATATTGATATGCCACTAGTATATTGTGAAGTTTTATTTGTATAAATATCACTAGAATCCACCATTGACGTCTTAATAACGTAAGTAATGGCCAATTTAGATTTCAATATTTGGTCTCTTGGTAAAACCGCAAACCATGAAAATTTGTGTCGCGAAATCATTTCATCACTAGGTATATAAACACCCAAGCAATCCGCGTGCAAATCCAGATATTTATCTTCCATTAGATCATCAATTATAATATATTTATTTTTACTGTCTTTAATACCTATTTTATTACCACTAACCAACGTCATTTTATTATCCCCTATTTGTTTTTCACACCACAAGTTAATGAAACCAGTTATAAATGGTTCGTGTGAGTGATGGCTACTCTTTACGCTCGCAGACAACAATTCAATAAATGAAGCAATGGTATCATCGTTTTTATCACACCCCATAAAATAAGTGTCCGGCATAAACTCTTCGTTTTTTGACATTGTTATAATACGATTAATGTGTTCACATACAAAAGGAACCCCATTGTTTTTTATTTGTTCTTGTAATGGTTTGAGCGTTTTTTTACATACGAAAGAATTTGGAACAATAATACCACCATAAGAATTAATCAAAGTAAGTAATGCTATCTGTCTATATTGTGTTTTTATTGGTTCGGGTAACAACGAAACGTCAACATCCCAACCAGGTATCAACTTACTGAATGTATGATCGTCGATTAAACAAATATGAAAATCATTACTACAATGGTCTATAATAGATTGAATCGAAAAATGCAGATATGGTTGATTTAATTCTTTCGAATTACGAGAACTAAAGGATTTCCAGTTACGAGCATTTATATCATATTTAGTGTGAATCCATATTTTAGGTTTATTGAAACCATACAACGGTGTATCATTGAGTAAATATTTACGTATAAGTTCGTGTTCGTCATTTGTTCGGTTCGAGAAATTTTGTTTAAATTTATTACCTACATAACTTGCTAGCATGACTAAAGTTATAGTAAATGCGTAATGTTTAATATTTTGTGGAGTTATCATAGTATTATAATATTAGATACTATTTTTTTTCAAACAATTGAATGAGTAAATACAATGTACTTATTTACATATTTAATGCGTTAATTTATAGGTTTATACATAAATGTTAAATTCGATAGCATATTTCGAATTATTATAACGTATTGAAGAATTCAATAAAATATTATTATGTTTACATATTTGTCGAACCACATTAGTGAATGATTTGTAAGTGATAGTTCTGGTTACATAAAATTGTTTGGATGAATAGTAATGTTCCTTTATACTATTGTAAAAATCCTTCTCATATCCGTGAAATAACATCTTCCTAAACGCATTTTGGTCAAGATGGTAAAAATTATTTTTCTTTTGACATATTTTATCGAGTAGTTTAATAAGAACTTCATTATTGATATCTTTCAAGAACAATTGATTATTGCTCATAACACGGGTATTATATGTATATATATAAAAATCTCCCACATATATAGTATAAAACATTACATCAATAATATAATTTCTCGTGTGAATAATGCAAGCTCTATCTTATTTTCGTGAATAGTATTAAATATTGTAATATATTTACATACAATGGGTATAATTAAATACTTATCTTTTTCGTCTAAGTTACTGGTAACCTTTAAAAAATTGAAAAAAAAGTCCAATATATCAATAACGGAATAACCGTCATCGTGTATAGAGTATAAAACATCTATGGCATTTTCCAAATCATTCGCCTTAACATGTGTTAAAAACACATCAAGCTTGTCGTATGATATATTTGAACATATGAGTTTACAACACTCAATGTCGATAGGTTTTGCAGGACTGGACCCATATATATATATCTTTTCAATATTATTAATAACATTTCTAATATTATTATCGGAAACGCATAATATATATTCAATAACTTCATCGTCTATGTATATATTTTCTTCTGCTACAATACGATACATTATATCTTTTATCTGAGATTTATCAAGTGAATGTATTTTCAAAATGTGCAATCGTGATTGTAGCGTCTCTATTATTTTCTGTATATTGGAACAAACTCCTATAAAATTTACATTTGAATTATATTTATCAATGTAATTTCGAAATACTTGCTGACTATGTTCATTAATAGAATCCATATCATCAAATATTACGAGTTTTTTTTTACCGCGTATTGAACATTTCGATTTACAAAAAGTCATTAATTCACTTCTGAAGTAATTAATACCTTGTTCCTTCAAATTATTGATAAACATAATTTCAGTATTGGGTAATGGATTATCTACCGATAAGTTATAATAATCACGAATAATCGCATAGAGAAAACTCGTCTTACCTGAATTTTCTCCACCAACAAATAATACATTTAAATCGTCTATTTTATTTAACATATTATAAAGGTTTAAAAAACGTTTATCCATATTATAATCTGATACGTAGTATGGTCGATATTTTATAGATATTGGAATTCTCATTTCTTGTTTATATATATATATAGTAACCAATTAAGTATTTATATATTATTCATTAAAAATGAAATATAAATACACGCGTAGTAATATTATATATAATGTCAAATCACTACGAAGTACTTGGGGTCGAGAAGAACGCAAATAGTGAAGAAGTTAAGAAGGCATATCGTCGTCTCTCACTGCAGTATCATCCTGATAGAAATAAAACACCAGACGCCATCGGTAAATTTCAGAAAATAAACGACGCACATGAAATTTTATCAGACAGTCAAAATCGAGCGAAATACGACATGCAATTAAAAGGAATGGGGAATTCGTTTGAACAAAACGGAACAGAATTTTGCGATATAAATAATATATTCCAGGCATTTATGTCAGGAATGTCGGGAATGCCTGGAATGCCTGGAATGCCTGGAATGCAGGGAATGCAGGGAATGCCTGGAATGCAGGGGATTCCTGGAATGCCAGGCATTCGTGTGTTTAACACAAATAATCCACAAGGATTTGCTGGACATTTTAATCAACAAATAAATAAACCACCACCTATAGTTCGTAATGTAGAATTAACAATTGAACAGTCTTATAACGGGGGAAGTTTTCCAATCCAGATAAACAAATGGACACTCAGAAATGGCGTTGAAAGCGAAGAAATACAAACGATTTATATAACTCTCCCACCTGGAATTGACGAGAATGAAATGGTTATATTGAAAGACCAAGGACATCAGATAAGCGAAAATGTAAAAGGCGATGTGAAAGTAAATATTAAAATTAAAAACGAAAGTGTCTTTAAACGTGAAGGAATAAACCTAACATACAAAAAAACTATAACTCTAAAAGAAGCCTTATGTGGCTTTTCATTTGACTTAATTCATATTAATAAGAAAACATTCACATTTAACAATAAAGTGAATACGACTGTTATAAAACCTGGACAAACCAAAGTAATTCCACTATTGGGGATGATACGTCAGAACCAGACAGGTAATCTTGTTATAACATTCGACGTTTTATTTCCGGACACAATCACAAAAGAAGAAACAGAAAAACTCAGAGAAATCCTATAAGTTGTATAATAAATAATAACATATCAATGTAAATGTTATAATTTGGCGACGTTGTCTACTAAGAAGAAATACGCTTGGATGGAATTTCAACATCAACAATGTAAATTGAATTTTCGGTCATAACAATGTATTCATTTTGTACCTTAAATATTTTCGAAACTGGACTAGTGTATTCATCTTCACTTTTCACCAACAACTTTTCGCCGTCTTCTTTTACACCAATAAGAGCAGTCTTATCGAGTGAACTTGTCCAGTAATCGAATAATAAAGGTTTATCTTCAACGATTGCAAGTTTTACGGCGTGTGTTAATGTAGTTGCATTAGGCAAACGGTATCCATCAGTATCGATAGTCATATTATATTAATAATTAATTATTCACTTTAAATACTTTACAAACATAGTTATATTGTATGAGTTTGTTGTGTTCTTTTTGAGAAAAAAATATATTTGATATTAGTAAATGAATAAAAAAGAAATTGTAAATATTATTAAAAAATGTTCGTGTAAATACATAGATGAGATAGTAAAATACATAGACTTCGCATCAAAATCAAAACTAATCACGAATAAAAGAAACAGAAAAACAACACATCTAGGATATAGAATAATAACGCATATATTTCAAACAAATTTAATACATACAGGAGATATTGATATAGCAACTTGTAGTATGCAGAAAGGATATTTATATTATCTAGAATATCTTGAACAAATGGAAATAACTAACACAAATAAAGATATAAATCATCAATCTACAACACTGTTCATATACGATAAATCGATAATTAAATATACAGAAGAGAATCGTTTATTAAATAAACTGGATGACAAAGTATTGTCAACTATACCACGCATTACGAAATTAACCGAGACGATACTGTGGTTAGATAATAATACCATACAACACACAGACATTAATTTTTATATAGTAAAATCAATATGTGAAATACTACACAATTACGACGACAATATAATAAATTCATATATAGAATTTGGACAAAAACGAAATATGAATATAGAAGAATACAATGAATTTCTATCTCAAGTATTCAAAATATTTCGAGAAAACGCAAAACAAAAAACATACTCACAAAGTGATTGGGAAGAACAAATACTAAAAAAAATGCCATATATAGAAGATGCCAAAAACCAGACTGTATCGAAATGGTGCAAATGGATATGGTTGTAATAATAATAATAAAATACAGTACCAAGGGTGTAAAACAACGAACAATTAGGATAAAAAATAGTTAAAAATAACACATTAGGTTATGATATAATTGTCGTCATGAAAACGGAAACAGAAGATTATTCGGTGACAAAATATCCAAATGACATTTATGTCATACACAATCTAATTGACGAGACATTCTGTAAAAATATGATTGATGCCATTGACATATCACATTTACACAGAAGGGACTATAGTCCTACAAATAATGTTCAAACATATTCAACGGTGTTGTATGATATGGTTTCACACAATAATGAAATTCAAAGAACCTACCAAAGGGAAAGGAATGCGAACCTTGTTTAGAAAAGCAGGATTTCAAACTTAAAAAACCGAACTAATACTGATAATGCGTCATCCAAAAAATCTAACCTTGATAAATTAGCAAAATTTAAAAAACATAATCCAGATTATGTTTGTATTTACGCAAATATTAATGCTAATACCG